ACACATACCTCCCTACACATACTCTCCTCTAACGATACACTTAATATCTTCATCTTTTCTCTTTTCTATTTACCAACTACTCCTTTTTACTTCAATTTTTTTTTCTATTTCTCATCCCTACTTCCCTCGGGGGTTTCGCCCCCCTACGACGAATGAAGCAACATTTTTATAAAATTGTATTACAAAAGCACATTTTTATACATGTATCAAAATCATAAAATACGTAAATATTTTTGTAAAAAACTTGAAGTAAAAATCACTCAGATTATATTATTCAAGTATCCATCCATCTTTTACTTTTTCTTTTTCTTTTTCTTTTTCTAATGATTCTCCTTCTTATATATTATAACTCTGGAATCATATTCTTTCTACATAAACAACAAAGATGTCCTTGTTGTTTATTTTGCCTAATATTCTTAATGAAACAATTCATACACACTTTATGTCCACATAATGGAACTAGGTAATTATTTACACCCATATCATTCATACAAATAGGACATTCATTTTCCTTATTTTCTACAATATCTACAATTTCTCTCTCCATAACATTTCTAATTTCATTTTCAACACTGGTCAAACCGTCATGTATTATTTGAAGATCAAATATGAATGTATCATATGATATATCAATATCATCTATTTTTGTTTCTTGTAATTTTGTTTCTTGTAATTTTGGCATATGAATAACAGTATATTCTGTTCTAAAACTTTCTGGATAAATCCCCTTATCAATATAATCTTTCATTTCTTGTTCCCCTTTTAATTTATTAATATATGCATCAATATCTTCCATTATAACTATGGCTACGAATTTATTTTCTTATACAACACACGAATTTAAGTAAAAGTATTTCAATTTTATTTATAAAAAACATTAGCAGTGCGACCCAACAGAAATAATTTAACATATTATTATAAATAGTAATTAAATAAAAATAATATGTGTTCTATTAACTGTAGAATCATTATTAAATTTAATGATTGTATGATTATGTTTACTCCATTTTTTATACTCTCTAACTGTCATCCAATATGTATGTGTTCTTACTCGTTCCATTACCATATATAGTAACACACTCTTTATATTGTTTAATTATAATGGTTCACCCCAATCACCAAACTGTTTTGGAAAACAATTACAAGACAAATTATTTGTAGCTGATTCTAATCCACAAAATTCACATACATATTTGGATTTAGATTGTAACAATGAGCTTAATTCTCCATCATCATGTAATTGTTTCAATTCAATATATCCTCCTATATGTTTTCCTAAAATAAAAATATTAGGAACGGTTCTCTGATGTGTAATATGGTTAAGTACTTGTCCAATATTAGGACCATCAGTTATTTTATCTAATTCGATAATTTGTGTGTTTATGTTATAATTAGATTGAATAAGTTGTTTCGCCTTTATACAAAATGGACATGTTGTTTTACTAAAAATAGTAATCGTTGATGGATCAATATAAAAATCAAGAATAGATGCCATTTATATTAATCAGTGGAATTAATATTTAAGTATTTACATAAATCTATCTGAATAAATATTTATAAGTGGATTATGTATATATTTATTTGGAATTCTCAATAGAAGTTTTTTTAATAAAATGTTTATTCATAAATCGTTGAATATTAAAATATGTTAGAACAGTATCCCCGTCTGGATCTAGAAGAGTTTTTAACTTATCATCTGGATTAATTACACGCTTATTCTCAACATTTCTTAGTGAGTTTTCATCAATATAACTACAAATAAATTTAGTTACTTCTGTTCTAGCAATACTAGTTCCTCGTTCTTTGCCCATAAAATCACAGAGTTCTTCAGAAATAGGAGATGCCGCAGCAAAACCTGATGGTTTTCTATTTCCTTTAGGCTGCTTCTTAATAACCTCCTTTTTATGCTGTTTAATTTCACGTTTTACAGTTTTTTCAAGTGTTTTCATTTGAGTAGAAATTGCTGTAATTTGTGTTTTAAATTGACAAAGTGTGTTAAGAATAGCACTAAATTGATTATCAATTGGGGAAGATGAATCTTCTGTATCAATGTTCATTTGTTCTACAATAGTTGTCGTCATTATACACTACATACTTGTAGTATCTTTAAATATAAATATATATATATACATAAAAGTATTCTAATAAATTTATAATTATAAAATATTTATAAATTTATGTAATATCTACTTTACATACTTGATAATTTATTTAGATTTATCGTTTGAAGTTGAGTTTTGATTTGAAAGAACCCACTCCTCTTTGTTATTATCACGAGGTTCAGAACCACTAACACTATTAGTACGAGCAATATTATCACGAGGTCCAGAACCACGAACACGAGGTTTAGATGAATCATTATCACGAGGTCCAGAACCACGAACACGAGGTTTAGATGAATCATTATCACGAGTGCGACGAGTGGGTGCCGAAAATCTACTCTCATTACGAGTCTCGCAAAGAAGTTTACCACCCTTTACGCCGCGAATATCTGTAGCTTGAATCTTGTGAGATTCTGATTCTACAGTAGATAGTTTAAACTCAAGATATTCACCTTGAACCAAATATCTATATTGCTCTTCGGTTACTTGAATTGTACTATGATGTGCAAAAATATCCATACCATCTTTATCACTACCAATTACAGTGATGAATCCATATCCGGCTTTGTTATTAAACCACTTTACACGCCCCTCATAAACCATGTCGTTTGTTGTTGGTGAATCACTACTCATTATTATAAGTTGTATTCTTAAAATGTCTTTAACTAGATTTTCATTATATATTTTTAAGTATACACATTTGGTAATTACATATTTAATCATTTAATTTCTATGACTATCCACACTTTTGAAATTACTTAAATAAGAGGGCTTTGCCAATACCATCCTTGTAGATTTTGCAGTAATTGGTTCATATAATTAATTTCATCTTGTTGACTTCTGATGATTCTGTAGGCAAAATGAATCATAAAGTCGTTATTTGTATGTTTCAAAAGTGTTTTGCTCATATCAACAGCAACTTGATGATGTGGAATCATATGTGTTAAATACATTTTTTCATCTAATTTCATATGAGACATATGTTTTTTATGAAGATCTGGATCAAAAAATTCAGAATTACATTCAGCATTAGGGTCGGATGCAGATTTTGTGAAATCAAGAATAGTAGTACGATATTTTTTATTCATTTCTAGTTTGTCAGAGCTAATATTATCAGGTAAATTTGTAAGAATATCTTTCATCATCATAATTTCTCTATTTTGAGTCCAAATGAGTTCTCTTAGAATGTCTTGCATAACAGGGTTCTTGCTTTTTTGTTGCATTTTTAAACTGATATCAACTGCAACTTGATGATGGGGAATCATATGAAGAAGAAAATCTTTATCAGATAAATATTGATCACATGGATTAGGATTAGTAGGTTTATTCATATACATTTACATAATATTTTATAAATCAAAACTTAACATACATTGATAAATTTATAAAAAAATTGAAATCATATAAACATTAATATAGTAATGTTTAAATTAGAACCATGGTTATTGTCTGTAAAGATACATTTAAACAAGATGAATTATTTCAAGAACATTTTGAAAAGTTTCCATTTCCATTAAGCGACTTTCAAAAATATGCAATCAAAGCTATTGTAGAAGGTGATCATATATTAGTTACTGCACATACAGGTAGTGGTAAAACACTTCCGGCGGAATTTGCCATTGAACATTTAGTAGCACAAGGGAAAAAAGTTATTTATACATCACCTATCAAAGCATTATCCAATCAAAAATTTTATGAATTCACAAAGAAGTTTCTAAATATTTCATTTGGTATTCTAACAGGAGATATTAAATTCAATCCCGAAGCAGATGTATTAATTATGACAACTGAAATCCTACGAAATACATTACTTCAAAAGAGTATTGATGCTACAAAAGAAACTACAAATATTCCTCTTCAATTTGAAATGGATTTTCAAAATGAACTTGGAGCCGTCGTATTTGATGAGATTCATTACATTAATGATCTAGATAGAGGCAAGGTTTGGGAAGAAACCATTATGTTATTACCATCACACGTACAGTTTATTATGCTGTCTGCCACAATTGATAAATCAGAAATCTTCGCCCAATGGATTGAAGATGTTAAAAAAACAGAAACTATTAGTAAAACAGTTTATCTAGCTCCTACAACACATCGTGTTGTCCCATTAAAACACTACTTTTACACTACTATCACTCAAGGTCCATTTAAAAATATTAAAGATAAAGAATTCATCAAATTTATTAATGAATTTCTACACAAACCAATTCTTCTTAAAGATTCGTCTAATACCTTTAACAGAGACAATTATAACAAAGTTAATAAATTACTTGCATATATTAATAAAAATAATTGTCATATTAAACCAGCATTTGTATTAAATGAACTAACAAAATATCTAAACCAACATGATATGCTTCCCGCAATTTGTTTTGTATTTTCTAGGAAAATGGTTGAGAGATACGCACAAAATATCAATATGTCATTATTTGAAGAAGGTTCTACAATTCCTTCTACTATCAAACGTGAATGTGAACAAATTCTAAGAAAACTACCAAATTTTAAAGAATATCTTAATCTACCTGAATTTGATACAATCATTCGTCTTTTAGAAAAAGGTGTTGCTATTCATCATTCGGGAATTATGCCTATATTTAGAGAGATGATAGAATTATTATTCTCAAAAGGATATATTAAACTGTTATTTGCTACTGAAACATTTGCAGTAGGTATTAATATGCCTACTAAAACAGTTATATTTACTGGATTTGATAAATTTAATGGTTCAAATATGCGTATGATTTATCCTCATGAATATACTCAAATGGCAGGAAGAGCTGGAAGAAGAGGACTTGATACAATAGGTCATGTTGTTCATCTTAATAATATGTTTTCATTACCATATGTTACTGATTATGAACAAATGGTCAATGGAAATCCTCAGACATTACAATCAAAATTCAATATTTCATATAATCTTATTTTGAATTTCTTACAATATAATAACAGCATTTTAGAATTTGTATCAAATAGTATGTGTAATGGTGATATTCAGCGACATATCACAGGCATAACTGAACATATTATCAATCTAAAAGATACATATAAAAATAAATGTGAAAATCCTACATACAGCCATATTATTACAAATAAAGAGATATACGAAAGGTATTTGAGTATAAATGATAAGATGAATACTAGTAAACAAAAGGTAAGAAAACAAATGCTACGAGAACAATCAGATATTCTAAATGGAGATAAAAATTTTAAACAAAATCTTGAGAAATACCAATCTCTAACTAGGTCTGCTTTAGAAATTACAGAATGTGAGCAAGAGATTCAATCATTAAATCAACATTTTAATGTATCTATAGATAATATAACATCTATATTATACAATAATGAATTTCTAGTAGAAGATGATTCTGTAGTTGTTGATAAAAGTATATGCGCTACATATATTCAAGAAACACACTGTTTGGCATTTACAGACTTGTTAATTAAATACAACTATTTTGAAAAATTCAACGCATATGAAATTGCTAGTATATTAAGTTGTTTCTCAAATATCAGAATAAAAGATGATAATAAAATTCACAATATTGAAAAACTGACTGATAATGATGATTTAAACAAACTGTTAATTGATATGAGGAATATTTATGAAAATTATATTATACAAGAATATAAATATAACATCAAACCATCAAATTCACTTGAATATATATTTGAACTTGTAAATCCAATTCTAAAATGGTGTGAAAGTACGGATGAAAAATCGTGTAAAGAAATTATAAAGACATGTGAAAACGATAATGAAATATTTACTGGTGAATTTATTAAATCCATTTTAAAAATAAATAACATAGCAAATGAATTAAAAAATATTGCAGAATATACAGGAAATATTGAATTCCTCCATAAACTGACTCAAATTCCTGAACTCACATCGAAATTTATTGCCACAAACCAATCACTATATATTTAATAAATTCTAATAATTTATTAGTATTTCTAATAAATACATTTTTTTATGAAATAAGATGTAATCGTATCTTCTTTTTTAATGATGATTCGTCATGAAATACAAATATCTTGAACTTCCATAATCGTCTTATATTCATATCAAACCTAGATGTTATTCTTGATACGGATTTTATCTTATCTAAATAAACCATATATTGATATAATCCATCATTACGAATAATTTTATCAAATACATATCCAACGTATTCTTGAGAACATATATCAGGATTATTTGTACATATTTCCAGCAGTGTACAATCAATCTGAATCTTTCGAATAGCGCGCATTGTTGTATTAATATAATCCAAATTAGAAGTCCATTTATCATAAAATGTTTCAAAGTTTTTAGAATAAATATGTAGTTGTAGATTTTTCTGTAGTTTTGTCATGTTTAACAAATCAACCAATCGTCTAATAGGTGATGTACAATGTATATATGATTCTAATTCCAACATATCATGACACTTTTTATCGTCATATAAATCATATTGTCCACTTGAACTTGTCCAAATTTTTAAGAAATTATTAACATTATCTGGAAGGGAATCATTTTTCTCTATATTGTTATTGAAATTAACCGACCTATAAATACCAGTATTATATTTAATTAATTCAGTAGCTGTATAATAATTCATTAAAATCATCAAATATCCAACTACATCATGGCTGTCATTGATTCGTTTAATATATTTATATACTGTAGACAATTCATTAACAGCATTCAGCATCATTTTATAATTTTTGTCCTTCAATAAATGTTTACTATCGTATTCGTGATTTTTATAAACCTTAATATACGTGTTCTCAAATGTATACCCAACAATTTCATTATTTATAACTGTAATATCAAGTACAAATGCCAATCTAACAACATTTTCACATAAACTACATAGACAATTTGATAATGATAAAGGCAACATTGGTATTTTTCTATCAGGTAAATAAATAGTTGAAATCCTCTCTGAAAATGAATCCCATAAATCAAGCTCCTCCATCCATAAAGGAACATTTGCTATATAAATACTAATCTTATATGAATGGTCATTATGTTTGATAATACTAAATGCGTCATCATAATCAGTTGTTTGTTTTGAATCAATACTAAATATTTCTTCGTGTGTTCGATCTTGTAAATTATATTTTTCAATCATGGATGAAATAAATTCTGATTCTGTTTTTAATTTTAATTTTAACACATCAACCACAGCCTTATTAAAATTTTGAATAGATGTATATAAACTCTTACAATAGAGTTGATATTCATAATAATTAGCTAAAATATCTACATCACCTAACACACTTATGATGGTGCCTTGTGGATGTTTTCCATTCCAATTATTATAACGAAATACAATATACTTATTGTCAATATTTTTAGAAAATCCCAATTTTAAAGCATATGGAACTATAAATGTAGGTAATCTTCTGTCGTCTGGAATACATTTATATATATATTTATCCTTATATTTGCCGTATGTTTTACCACCTTTTAGTACCATAATACCTGGTATAGATGGCATAGACCTAACACTAGAATGAAGAATATTGACAGTGTCATCTTTCATTTCGAAAACATCACATGAAAACAATTTGTCTGTTGATGGAGTAATATCAATTTTATCTACCTCATTTAATGATAATGAATCATACAAAGTCCACTCTGTATATTCTCTATTATCAATCAATATTTTATATGATGTTGACATGTTCATTAAATAATATGTTTATGGTAATTTATTATTTAATAAAATCAATTTTTATTTATTTTTACAACAATTATATCATTCTTCTTGTTTTTCATTTTCAGAAATGATTAATTCTTTTGGTGGAATAATCTCATCCAACTTCTTTTTCTTGACAATTTCTCTCTTTACATTTTGTGTCTGAAGTAAATTAACTAACAAATGATTTGATATAGCAATATTATTCATGTATGTGCTGTATTTAAACACACATAGACTAGAATTTTCTGCATAATTAAAACTATACCACCAATAAGCAGGTATATATATAATTTGACCCTTTTTCAATTCTACTTCTAATGTTTTTAGTTTATCAAAGTCTGATTTGAATTGACTTTGTACATCCCATGGATTAACTGGAGAGAGAAATTCAAAATTATCATAGTCTTTAATTGTATATAAATATTTTGATGATTTGGGTGGAATTAATTTTATTTTAACACTGCCTTGAGAAACCATATAAAAATTTCTATAATTTAAATCGTATTTTAAAGGGGTTTTTGTTTCTTTAGATGAAAAATGAACATCATATCTACAATTACATACCGAATATGGTCTCAGAAAAATATCATTATATCTCATTATTTTTATTAGACCAGTTTCTTCTAAAAATTCGGTATTATGTTCACTTACAAATCTTTGTTCAACGTCCTTTCTAAATATCTCTCTGGTTGTATTAAGTGTTAATGGTAAATATAATTCGCTCACATCATCATATTCCTTTACATTTCTGATCTTTACATCAAATGCTCCATAATTTCTCTCTATTGAATCTATACTACAATCATTTAACAAACCATCTACATTATAATCAAATATCACTGGTTGTCTAATGTCGCATATTTCTTCTAATTTTTCCTTAGATGGTTGTTCAATTTCATAAACCTCTAAATCATTACTTATTTTCAAATGAAAATTAACGTGTATATAAATAAATAAAACGATACAAAATATTAATATCGTAAATAGTGTTTTCATATTATTTTATTTTTATACAATAATTTCTCTCTTTTTACGATATTTAATCGACTTCTGGATTTTTATGTTCGGTATAATTTGATCCTTCTTCGTCTTCATCCATTTGTGAAAATTCTCTAATCTCATTTTTGTCTTCATTTATTATAACTGATTTTCCACTATCTGGAAAAATTGGAGGAACTCTTTCATCGACTATCATGTTTGAATATATATTTTCATCACTTGTAATAATTTCTGTTTCATCAGAATACCCGACAACATTTACATCAGAATTTACATCAGAATTTACATCAGACTGCGTGAATGATAATGGTCCAGATAAATTAAGGTTTTGAATTATATAATGTAATGTTGTATTCAAACTATTAATGGTGATTTGTTGAGATTCATTTGATTTTTGTAATAATTCTATTTCAGAAGATAATCTTTGATCATTCTCATAAAATGCTTTCAAGTCCATAGTAGATTCTATTCTAGACATTACCATATCACATAACGCGTTTATATCTAATTGTTGATTTTGAGTTTCTCCACCTACAATATTTTGTGAATTGGATTGATTCGTCATCAACTCTTTAATCGTCTCTTCCATAAGTCTAATTTTAACATTGTGTTGTTGAAGTAATACAAATGGACTAGGTAAACCGTTTCCCCCATTGGGAAGATTTGGTGGTCGTTGTTGTTGTTGTTGTTGCTGTTGTTGCTGTTGCGGTGTTTGTGGTGTTTGTTGCGTTTGTCCACTACCTCCTCTTCTTCTTCGGGCTGCTGCTAATGATGAACTTGAACTCATATTTAATTATAAATAACACTAAAAATGAGCAATCCTTTCGCAATTATTTCACAATTATTCCTAAATATTATGATATAACTTTCCAATCTACAGGGAAATCACTTCTTATATCTACACAAACTAGTTTACATCCCATTTTCCGTTTTTTTATATCCATTGGTTCTAAATGTTTTGGATACATTTCATATTGCATACTTGTATGTGGATCTGAAGAAAAATCACATTCATATTTGTCACAAATTTTTTTATAACCTTTCCATTTATTACATGTTCCATTGTATCCCCAAGAGCACATATTATTTTTATCATGTTTATAAAATGTGGAAAAATAAAATTCATGTTTTCCATTTAAAGTAAAATCTGCATCAGATCCATATTTTTCTACAATATCGCCATATAATTTCAAAGAGTCTTCCTTATTCATAAAGCAGCATACCGTTACATGTCCAATATGTTCTGTTTTCAATTCATCGCTGTTATATATAAGCCATATTCCATATCCATATCCCATTATATACTATATATATATATTAAAATAATTAAAATTGATACTTTCATCATTGTAGATAGAAAATAAGCCGAAATATTTATTTTATATATTATATATTATTCAAAACAAATAAATAAAACAATAGTAAATATATTTATATAATAATATATATATCACATATGACAATAAAAACCAAAATGACACCTAGCGAAAAACAGCAAATTTGGCGTATAAAACAAATACATATTTTTTATGGTTCTGGTAGACCAATATATAAAATTACAGAGAATAATCAATATGAACGTAAGAATTATGATTGTACATATTATACAAACTCTTATAAATTGTTCGATTTACACAATAAAAATTTCGTCGCTTATAAAAAATTTATTATACCAGAATAAAATTAAAGTATTATAAAAATAAGGTTAAATATAAAATTATTATATTTGTATATAAAAATGTTATTTAACATTCTAAATACACTATTACTATGTGTTTCTGTATATTCTTATACAGAATTAGCTGAATTAGATCAAGTTACAAAAATACCCGGTTCAGATAAGTTAAACATTACTTTTAATCAGTTTTCCGGATATATTCCTGTAGGAGAGTCAAAACAAATACATTATTGGTTTGTTGAATCTATGAATGACCCAGTAAATGATCCATTAACTTTTTGGACAAATGGAGGACCTGGTTGTTCTGGGTTAATCGGGTTTTTAACAGAACAAGGTCCATTCAAACCAGATAAAAATATGAATTTAGTATTTAACCCATATGCTTGGAATACAGTGTCTAATATGGTATTTATTGAAATACCTGCTGGAGTAGGATTCTCATATTCTACCGATAATTCAGATTATACAACTGGAGATGCTCAAACAGCAGAAGACAATTATATTATGATTCAAGGATTTTTAGAAAGATTTCCTGAATATTTAACAAATGATTTATACATAACATCTGAATCTTATGGTGGTCATTATATGCCTACATTATCTAAGTATATTGTTGATGAAAATTCTAAACAAAATAGCAACATTATTAATTTAAAAGGATTTGCTGTTGGTAATCCGTATACTAATTTTTATACAGGAACTCCATCTGGATTAGCAACAGATTGGGGTCATCAATTAATTTCAAAACCTGTATGGGATGAATATTCTTCATTATGTTTAACTAACAAAAAATATGCGAATATGGAAAAATGTGAAACATTAATGTTAAAAATGTATGAGCAAAGAGGTAAAAATATAAATCCATATGCGTTAGATTATCCGGTATGTGTATCAGATAAGACATTGGCAAAAGGTAGAGCTCAAAGAAATTGGTTTATTGATTATATTACAAATGAATATTCGTCTAACTTTAAAAATGCTATAAAGAATGATGTAACTGCTTATGAACCTTGTGAAGATAATTATGCCACCATTTATTTAAATTTACCTGAAGTAAAAGATGCCATTCATGTCAATACAGATATTGAATGGGAAGAATGTTCTCGTAGTATTAAATATAATATTAAAGATAAAGAGTCATCAATGGTTGAATATTATAACTATCTCATTGATGGAAATTTTAATTTAAATATATTAGTATATTCTGGTGATGATGATTCTGTTTGTTCTACAGAAGGAACACAAAGTTGGATATGGGATTTAGGATATGAGCCATCAAGACGCAATTGGGAAACATATACTTATAATGATCAAACAGCTGGATATTTTACTGCGTGGAAAGATACAAAATTAGGATTTTTAACTATTCGTGGTGCTGGACATGAAGTTCCTACATACAAGCCTGAAATTGCATTAGATATGTATAAGAAATATTTAAATGGACAATGGACTTCCCGAATTTAAATAGGTTAAATACTATTCAAGACGAAGTTAAGCCCTCATCGCCCCTTTTATTGCTGGATGATACTGATAGTCATTAATTTTAAAATCTTCAATAACATAATCGTTAATATTTTCTCTCTTATTTAAAATTTCTAGTGTAGGAAATGGGTGTGGAGTTCTTGAAATTTGCTCTGTAACTTGTTCAAAGTGGTCGTCATATATATGACAATTACCACAATATAAAATAAATTCATAAGGCTCTAAATCACAATGTTTTGCAATTAAATGTGTAAGGAAAGCATAAGATGCTATATTAAATGGTTCGCCCAAAAATACGTCCTGAGATCTGGCTGTGAGACAACAACTTAACTTATTACCATCAACCACATTAAATTGAAATAAAACATGACATGGAGGTAAACATCCTCCGTCCAATTTTTCTACATTCCACGCACTAATTACCATTCTTCGTGAGCTTCGTTGAGCAGGGTCTTTCAAAGTATCTATTACTTGTTGTAACTGGTCTATACCTTGTCCTTTATAATTTTCATCACAACCCTTATATTCTGCCCCCCAGTGACGCCACATGAACCCATAAAGTCCGCCCACATCTCCTTCTTCGTAATGCTGTAACCCTCTTGAATCTAAAAATTCACGGGTAGTATTCGCATCCCAAATATGAACTCCAACATCGTTTAAACGTTTATTTGAAGTATCTCCTCTAATAAACCATAATAGCTCTTTAAGACAAGTTTTCCAAGCAGTTTTTTTAGTAGTAAGAATAGGAATTTTTCCATTCTCTAGAGAGAAATGCATTGCTGAACCAATAGCAGTCTGAACGGCACCATTCCTCCCCTCTTCTAGCGTGCCATGTTCCATTAAATCTTTTAGTAGATTAATATACTGGAATTCTTCGTGGTATTTCTCTTCCTTGTCCCGATTTTTGTATTTATTTAGGTCAATTGCATGTTTAAGCATTATGAATTATTCATTATTCTTTATTTAAATATTTTTAATTTATTATTTAGTATTTAGTATTTTAATTTCTTAATATAAATCATATGGATAGACTAGAAAAATCAACTAGTGATGAAGGATTTGTAAAAACAGTATTTCCTTTTGATGATTCACAAAAGGAATCTTTATTAAATATAATTCAATATACATTATTAACGATTATTCCTATTGTAATTATTCTCAAATTGATTAAATCATACATGCCTGAAGCAGATGAAGATAATGGTAGTTTAGTAATATTCGTAGAAGTAATTGCTCAATTACTTGTTATGTTTTTTGCTTTATATTTCATACATAGAATAGTAGCATATATACCAACATATAGTGGAAAGGTTTATGAAGCATTTAGTATAACAACTACCATACCTGTTATTTTGCTATTAGCATTAACAATGCAATCTAAATTATCAGAAAAGGTTCAAATATTAATAGATAGATTAGTTGAGTTATATGACGGTCAAACATCCAGTAAGAGTGCTAAACAATCACCAAAAGGACAAGGACAAGTTCGTGTAACACAGCCTTTATCTCAACAATATTCTTCCCAAGGACCTTCTCAGCAAGCTGTAGCACCACCTCCAGCTCAAATGACAAATATGAAGAGTCAATCTAACGAATATTCTATTCCACAGACACCTAATTTTGACAATATGTATGGTGGTCCTGAAACACCACTAGTGAATGCTGCCAATCCCACAATGGAACCCTTTGCTGCCAATGATTTCTTAGGCGGATCATTTGGAACTGCTTTTTAAATAATTAAATTGATATTTGTAATAATTTAATTATTTTATTTACATTGTAAAACACATTTATTGTCTACTATAAGGAGATGCTTGAGGAACTCCCATTTTACTAGAATTTAATGCTTGGTCTACTTGTACATGACCCATACCTGATGGGTTATATTGAGTCATCATAGATTTGCCCATATTCATAGCAGATTTACCATATCGTTCTCCCACCTTAGCGGCAATAAAGCTACTAGGATTGCTATATTTTTGCGCATTATACATTTTTGTTGTGTTATTTTTCATATTTTCTACGTGAGCAGCAGCATCGGTTTTAGCTTTAACAACATTTGCATTCATATCTTTAACTAATTTGTCTGCATGGGGTGCAGCAGCTTTTTTAGCATCTTCATAATGTTTATTTGCCACAGCAGCACCTTTATCCATGTGTGTTTTTAAAGAATCGAACATACCTCCTACATTTCTTGTTTTTCTTGTTTTTCTTGTTTTTCTTGTTTTTCTTCTATATGACTTTGCCATTATATAAAGTTATAAGAATAAAAAATAAACGAAGTACTATTGCTAAATATTTACAAATAATCATTCTTAATTTCATTACTTAAATAAGTACTTTTTCCAATAGCCCGGATTATTTTGTTAGTTTCCTTTTCATCTGTTTCAATACTTGTCATAGAATTAAATACCAAACGCGTCATTTTTGTCTGTAAATTATCATCCTTATCCCACCCAATATTTGCATCTTTCCATTTAGAAATAGTTGTTCGTTGTTTTAATGAAAGAGTCTTAATACCGCTTAATAATAGAGTCAATTCATTATCCTTCTCCCATACATTATTATCCTTAACATACATTGTTTTTCTAGAAGGATCTGTACAATGTATTGGTCTTTCTAAAACATCCATATTATTCAATCCATTTGTAATCAATGTTGTAATACTTTTTGTTAATCCATTTTCAATAGTATTGTCATATGTTTCATTAGTAATTGGTAAGGAATGTATAAAATCTGTTAAATTCATAGCATTTTTACAGTGTTCATTTAAAAACATATTAATATTGAATTGATTATTTGTTGTTGTATTATGACTATTACTTGTAATAATATTACCCTTGAGGTATGGAATCATTTCTACAAAGGTTTTCTGTATGTCTTGATTCTCCTTGAGCAACAATAGAATCAATTCTTTAAAGTCGCTTTCCTTTTCCTTAGATAATGTAGTTATTACTTCACTAGAAATAGATTTTTCATTGTCTACATTATCAAGAGATGTTGCACATTTCAATTTATGATTATATAATGATGCGCGATGTTTATAACCTTTGTCACATTTTTCGCAGTAAAATAGATGTGGGGTAATTGGTGTGGCTGTTTGGGTAAAATGTTGGGTATTTAATGTCTTTATATGTTTTCGTGTGGATATGTGACGGGTATAATCTCTATTGGTTCTACAAGTAAAGTCACATTTTTCACAGGAAAATTTTGGTAAATTATTTGGGGTAATTGGGTAATACAACTGGCTTAATATATGTTTTTGTGTAGATATATGCCTATTATAATCCTTTTTATTGCTACATATAAAGTCACATATTTCGCAGGTAAAAATGGGTGGGTAAATTATGGCATTCATATTGTATTAATGTTGTATATTATTGTATAGTATATTATTTCTAAATATAATTCATAAAATATAATTTTTTTTTGTCATAACAAATTGATTTTTTTTGAAATAGAAATTAGAGCTTTATGCTCTAAATGACATTTTCACTGTTTTTTCAATTCATAAACCAAATATCAAAAAAACACACAAGAAAACCTTGTGTAATTTTTGAAAATCAATAATGAAATTTGAAAACGTGTAAAATGTAAATTTACTACATATATCTAAGTACAACTACTTTTTTTGATAGGTATTAGTTCCCTTGATATGTAGTGTATCACTACATGCCACTACATGGGTAGTTTTTTATAAATAGTTCATGTAGTGAGGTGTTGCCTACATAAAAAGCATCCTCCTAATTCCCGAAAGTTAAAAAGTAGGTTGTTCATTCGTCCAAATCGGGTGATAAATTTTTACCCAAATTTTACCACAATTTTACCCATAGATTACCCCCATAACATCTTCCAAAACAAGCAAATTCAATATACAAATATAAGAATTGATAATTTGGAGGATATAATAACAAATATAAATAATGAGCAAAAATATATAAAAATAAATTATTATTTTATATAATATATGTCAGAAGAAGGAAATACTCATTTAGTAAAGGCACTAGATAATGAAAATAACGAGAGTATAATGAACTACAATAGTCGTCTAATAAAAACCATAAAAAATGATTATTTACAAAAGCTACTTCTTCCACGTGAAAAATTAAAGGATTATCATACTAAATTAAAAGACTACAGATATGTAGACGACTTATCTGATATTCAATATGGCCGATATATTAGATGGATTAATCTAAAAAATCCCGAAAAAATCGAACTTACAAGAGGGGGAATGATAATTGATATTAAAATTTTAAGTAACGGGATTCATGTAGTATGTAAAAATACATATAATCATCGATTTCAAATAAAAATTGATGAATGTTATATTTTTCAAAAATTAACAGATCAAGAAAAAATACTGTTATTAGCATTGGATTATATTCAAAAGTAAGTATTACAATTTAATTATTTTTTCCAAGTATTTTTTTCCAAGTATTTATTTGTTGAATAGCTTGATTATGGAGTGCTAGGTAATGTGTATTAGCATAATCTGTTGTAAATAGATTATCTTCAGCATGTTTAAATATACGGTGTTGAAAGAGAACTTCTGCATGATCATATGCATCTGTGAACGATTGTTCATTAACTTTCATGTCGTAAATAATACACCTATTAAAATCATATGCAGATAATAAATCCGCTTCTCTAACAATATGATATGCGGATTGATAAATACCTAATTCTGGGAATCCATCTTTCTTAACCTTCGAATACGACATTGTCTGGATAATTTTCGAAATAATTTCATTTTCAATAGGTGTAGTAATTAAGCTAAGATACTCTGTGATTGCCGTAATACCGTCTGATTCATCCATATATTTTTTATCACACATATCGTGTAATGCTGCAGACAAATAAATAATATTTTTATGGTCTTTAATAATAGGATTTTTATAAATTTCTGCCTCGTAAATGTTATGAGCGTATTGTAGTACATTCATACTATGTGAAATATCATGGGATTCATCAATTTGATGCATACTAGATGTTTGTAGAATAAATTTGAATACATTATTGAATAGTTTCATAATAATTGAAATATATAATTTTAATTTAAATATTTCAATTTTATTAATAATTCTTTTTAGTCTTATTAAATTTAATTTTTTTACTAAATTTCCTTAGTCTTTTTTTAGTAGTGCCTTTTTTTGAAATAAATTTTGGGGACCTTTTACATTTAAAGTTATAAAAATCAATATTTCTATTTTTAAAAATAGATTTTCTACAAATAGCAATAGCATTTTTTTCGTTAATTCTATTATTATCAACTCGTTTTATACATTTACATAATTTACTAGCTAATATATTTTCAGCCAAAATTTTATTTGAAGTCTGTTTATCATTTCGAATATTATAATAGTTTACAATTTTCTTATAGTCATTCGAATTTAAATTCATGCGCTGAGTATATTTATTGGTTAGATTTTTTATAAAAATATATTGTATATGACTAAATCTGATACAAAAGTTGTAGTATTTGATTTAGATGAAACGTTGGGTTATTTTACACAATTTGGAATATTTTGTGATTGTTTAGATACATATTTTAAGAATAAAAAATATAGTAGTATACATTTTAATACGCTGTTAGATTTATATCCAGAATTTTTACGCCCCAAAATTTTAAATATTCTAAATTATCTAAAAGAAAAAAAGAAGACAAAAAAATGCTATAAAGTAATGATATATACAAATAATCAGGGACCTAAATCGTGGGCAAAAAGTATATCAGAATATTTTGATTATAAAACCAATTATAAATTATTCGACCAAATAATAGCAGCATTTAAGATAAGAGGTGAAAAAATAGAATTAGGTAGAACTAGTTATGATAAAACAGTAGACGATTTATTTAGATGTACAAAATTACCAGAAGATATTGAAATATGTTTTGTAGATGATTTATATCATGATGGTATGACTGAAGATCGTGTATATTATATAAACGTAAAACCATATCATCATAAACTAACTATTCATAATTTAATGTTGCGCTTTTTAGATTCACAATTGGCTAAAAATATAAAAAACAAAACAGAATTTATTACTATCATTGAGGATGAGTTTAACAAATACAAATATAGAGTGGATGAAAAATCCAAAGAAGAACAAGATATAGACACTATTATTGGTAAAAAAATGTTTCAACATATAAAACGATTTTTCTATGAAAATAATAATAAGACATTAAGACGTAAGAAAAAGATCAATAAAAGAACACTAAAGAACAGATGATTACTTTTACACCTTTACACCTTTAATAAATTCGAATACTTCTAAATTGCGCCCATATTGACTAATAGTAGTAGTAGCTAATAGGAATAATGCAGATGAGAATACTACTTTTCTATCAAATTCGGTAAATGAAGATTTTGTAAATGGATTGAATCGAATAAGTAAAAATCCTATTACATAATATTTCATAATGTTTTCTAACACATCTAAATATTTGGGTTTATAATATTCAATCTTGAAAAAGGCAATTATATAAAGTATATATGATAAGTATAAAGCTATATCAAAAAACAATTCGTGATATTTAACCATATATATATATTATAGCAATTTATTAATATTTGGATTGTCAATATTATACAAACTTAATGATCTAGCACTACAGTCAGTAGCATTACAATACTTGGGCATCCAAAAATAGGGCACAATTTCATCCTTTTCTGGATAATATGAGTTGAACAATTCTCTATAATACAACTGTTCCTTAGTAGTGGGAGTATTGACTGAATACTTGGAAGATAATTCTTTGAATTCTTCGTCAGAATATTTACTATTAAGATTGTCTTGAATAATTTCATACCATGATCGTTCAGTGGAACTGACACCATCACTAAATGCTTCTTTTTTTCTCCATAAAATATTTTGCGGCAACAATGTTGGATCCATATGATGGACTGCACCACGAATGAGATATTTTTCTATAGCATTAAAATTATTATGATTACGAACGTGTGATGGAATTTGTAAATAATTTAATACAAAAGACCTATCCAAAAAAGGTGTTCTAGCTTCAAGACCATGACAAGCAATAGTTCTGTCACTTCTCAATACGTCAAAGTATTGAATATTATTTAACAACCGTTTACATTCGTGATCGAATTCAATATTAGATGGACAGTTATGGAAATATAAATAACCACCGGACACTTCGTCAGAACCATCACCATTAAAAATCACTTTGGCGTCACTATGTTCTGAAATATATTTAGCAACAAGATAATTACCGACACTAGCTCTAACAGTGGTTGTATCATAACTTTCAATATTATAAATAACATCGGGAATAGCAGAAAAGAATTCGCTTTCAGTCAAAATAATTTCAGTGTGATTTGAATGAATATGTTCGGATACTTCCCTGGCGTATTTAAGATCAGAACCGCCTATCATTCCGATGCTATATGTCTGTAGTTGTCCCTTTGGAATAAATTTAGCAACAAGTGATGTGATTAAACTACTATCTAATCCACCGGATAAAAGACAAGCTAGGTTTGTATCCATAGTAATAACTCGTTTTTTCACTGCGTGTAATAAGTCATTATAAATTTGCGAATAGTAACCATTCATATTAACCTCAGATGATAGTGATATATGGTTTGGATTAATCGTATGATTGTACACAAACGAGTTATATTTCTGAAGTGATTTATCGAAACGGACCATACCATTTTTTTGTAAATCAAATGACATGTATGATCCTGCATTAAAATTATAACAATCCGGTGTCAACTCGTTAATTTGTTTTAGAAGTGACGCACATACCAAATAACCGTCATATATACCATAATATAATGGTCTAACACCATATGGATCCCTTGCGATATATCCCTTTTTATTATTGGAATCATACAATACAAATGAGAAAACACCATCTAGATTTTGTAGTGTATATTCAATACCATATCTTAAATACATGTGTAAAATGGCTTCACAATCAGAATTGGTGTTAGGTGTAATTTCAAGCTCAGAATAAATTTCCTTGTAGTTATAAATTTCCCCATTACAAATTAGATATACACCATCAGAAATGATTGGTTGGTTCGAAAAGCTGTCAAGTCCATTAATTGCTAATCGATGAAACCCAAAAATGATTTGTTCATTAATGGCAGATAAAACTGAATGTTCTGGACCACGACTTTGTCCTTTAATAAAACTTTTATGGATAAATGATTTATTGTGAATAAAATCAATACACGAATCAATATTCTTTACAATCGCAAAAATTCCACACATGATAATATGAAACGTAGATTTAGCTTTAGGTAATTTATCAAAAATATTATATCATAATTATATATTAATGAATCAGAATACAATAAATAAAATGCACGGAGTAGTAAATGGTTATTTTAGATGTAATGAAGAAAGAGATGAAGAATTAAATAATAGAATTTCAAAAAGAAATATTCCTTCAAATAGTTTACAACCTCAATACAGCATAAGACCTGTAAATACAAAGTATGGATATATGCCTATATTAGATCAATATAAAGAACCTAAAACACCATTAAATACTTACGTATCATATTCGACTACAAATACATTTAATCCCGGAAGTGCCCAAGCTCCTTGGAGTGGATTTTCAAATAATGTAAATGTGGAATCAACGTTAAGAAATCAATTTTTTGCTTTACAAAAATGCGAACAATCTGAATTTGTTCCATCATCTAATAGTGATTTATATAAAACGACAGTAGATTTTAAACCAATGGAACAAACACATCCATTGTTATTTAACAAAACAGAATTTGCTCCATTTAACCCCAATACATTAAATGTTGGAAACAATTTATTTAACAATCATACAAGATATGATATTAAAAACAGTGATTCGTGTTAATTATTAATAAATACTCATCGATATATGTAAATGGATATATCAATGAGTGACCTAGATAATATATCATTACAGTATTTTTCAAATAGATGGCAATATGATTTATTAGTGAAAAAAAATGCTATTATTGTCGATAATACATATTTAAGCGATAAACGATTTTATAAAAAGAGAGTAATAGATTTAACAAAAAAGGCATTTAGAAATGAAATTGATGATACTCATGTAAAAAATTCGTTTGATAATTATGTAAAGACGTGTATAACATATTTAAGGTTTACAGACAAGAAAGAAATATATCAAGAACAATATGATAATATAAATCAAGAGGAAGACATATATAAAAAAGATGATATAATAGAAAAACCGTATGATGTTTGTGATTATTTAATATGTAAACCAGAAAATGTAAAAACATTAAATTTAGATACATTTGTTAAAAAGAAAACAATTGCTGTAAAGCCTATGGTGATACCAAAAAAGACAGAAATAAATATAAAAAAACCTGAATATAAAACAAAAGGTATATTAAAAAAAAAGAAAAATATCACTAATAATTATGAAGACACAAAAGAAAAATAAGGGACAGGCTCGAAGAACAAAACGTATAAATAAAATAGAAAAAATCAATGTAAACAAACTAAATTGTAGTCCTAATCCAGATAATAAAAATAAATCTTATACGTGTTACAGTGATAAATCATTAATGAAAATGAGAAAATATTGGAATACTAGACATCCTCGTGATAAAATAATCTCTGTTAATCCAGACGAAATATGGAATAGTTTAAAAATGAATATGGCTAATAGCTGTAAGCGAGAATCATGTTGGTTACGAAGTAAATTTATGGAAGGTAAATTAGACAATGAATTAGTAAATTATACATTTGCACCATCTGCACCCAAAGAGTGGAAAATGAATCCTAACGAATGGTTAAGTAGTTTGGATATAGAAGCAGTAATGAAACAATATGAGCAATATTATAAATGTTTTGAATTTTTAGGACCTTCGCCAATAGATTATGATCATCACAAATTATATGGAGAATGTGTATGGGAAGAGTTATGTAATTTAAATATAAGCGATCAAATAAAGCGTAATATAAATAAAATAGGAATTATTTTAAACACTGATCCTCATAATAAGTCTGGTGAACATTGGATTTCATTATTTGTAAATATTAAAAAGAAGATAATTGTGTATTTTGATAGTAATGGAAATAAACCACCGTCACAAGTACAAAAATTAATGGACGAAATAAAAAATCAGGGCAAACAATTAGGGATAGATTTTACAATATATAAAAATAAAATAGCACATCAACAAACTCAGTCAGAATGCGGAATGTATTGTTTATATTTTATAGTTGAAATGTTAAAAGATAAGAATTTAACATATTTTTTAGAGAACAAAATACCCGATGCTGAAGTTTTTAAATTAAGAAATAAATATTTCAATGTAATTTAAATATTAATTCTATATAATTTAAATATTAATTCTGTATCATTTAAATATTAATTAATATCACTTATATAATGGAGTATTTAAGTGATAAGAATAAAGAGATGTTGTGGGGATTATTACAAGAAAATAATACTTTTTCAGGTATACCTAGCGAGAATTTTCAAAAAATAAAGGCAATATTTGATAATACTATGTATGAAATTAATAGACGAAGTGATAAAAATTTAATGGAAAAAAATAAAATGACTGTAGAAGATCTAATAATTAAAATGAAACTTGAAAAAAACACAAACAGTAACACAATGTCAAAATCTAAGATTCAAGTTGTATATAAATCCTCAGATTTAAAACAGGAAAGAACTCAGCAATTTAATACAAAACTTGAAGAGCAACAAACAGAATTTAACACATTACTTAATCCAAAAAAACCATCTTCAATAAATTTTGCTGAGTCGTCAGATAATGAGGATAAACCAATCGGAAATGATATGGATAGATTAATTGCAGAACGTATGGCAACAAGGGAAAGAGAATTAGATGTTCCAACATTAACAGAAGAAGGTGAGAAGTGGTTAAGTAATAATAATTCTAATAAAATAGTAAAGGGTGTAGATTTAGATGAACAAGAAAAACGAGTATCATTTAAAAAGAATATATCGGAAGACATAAATGAATATAATATAAATCCAGATATAGAGACAGGTACAGGTACACAGGTAAAACTAACACCAAATATAACAGATTTATTTAAGAAAATAAAAAGAACACCTACAATAGATACAGACATATCCACAAACACAGATAATTTATCGATAAAGGAAGAAATAGAATTATTGATAAAAAAACAAGATTCATTAATATCAGAAAATATTGAAGTTAAAAATCGTTTAAATATATTATTAAATAAAATATAATATTATAATAATAATAATGTCTAGTCGGAAGAATAGTTTTGATAATAAAGATAGGTGTAATAGTCGGGATTCCAGAACGTGGAGTATTGGAAGTTTTGGAAGTATAGAATCTATAAAAATGGATGATGAAGAAAATGAAAAGGAAAATGAAAAGGAAAATGAAAAGGGAAAGGGAAAGGGAAATGGAAAGGGAAATGGAAAGGGAAATGGAAAGGGAAATGGAAAGGGAAATGGAAATGGAAAGGGAAATGATAAACCCATTAGGCGACGAAGAGAAATGAATATTGATGATATACGAAAATCACCTAATCCAACATATTGGGGATTAATAGATTTATTGAAAAAAACACAAAATAATCACAAATAATCACAAATAATCACAAATAATCACAAATAATTTATAAAATAAAAATTATAAATTATTTATACTTGAACAAATTTAACCTTTCCATCAGGTTTTTTTATTAGTCTGCCAATTAATATAGGATCTGTTCCATATTTAACGGCGTCATTATAACTTTCCAAATCATAAACCTCAAGTCTTGCCTTATATAGAGCGAATGATTTTTTAACTCCATTAATAGGAATTTTAATTTCTTCTGCTTTCCATGTAATTTTTTCCTTGTTTACATGTGTAACTGTATCTGACTCTTCGTTGGAAATAGAAGGTTTGAATGAAAATGAATTAGGACTTGATTTTCCAAAAGTAAAACATTTAACAGAGTCTTTTTGACCCGGTTTATTATATACAGCACAATCCATAGAGGACTCCTTCACTGCAGTCAATATTTGTTTAGATATTTCTTCTTTAATGGTAGATATTTCATATAATGCTTCATCACTAGTAACAGGTATGGCGTCGTTTAATTTACTTCCATCGTTTAGTTTTAGTTCACGGGCATTTTCACCTTCTAATTGACTAGCGGTAAACTCCATTAAATATAAAAATACATTGACTGTTCTAAGTTCGGATGGTAAGTTTTGATGACTACAAATTCTTCTAGCTCTACCAATAACCTGTTCCACTCTAACAGGATGCCAATATGGCTCCATAATATGAACATATCTAGTATTTTTTAATGAAATACCTTCGGCACCAGATGCAGTAATCATTAACACCGTTATAATTTCACCATAAAGATTATTTGTAGAAATAGGTAATAATTCCGTTGTAATTGTATCAGGAACCTGATCCCAATCACCGTTATAGATATTACGAATCAGTTCCTTTTCTTCAGCATCTTCAGTACCTGTATATAATGCAAATGTAGGTTTACCTTGTTCTGATTCGGGTATATTTAATACCCATAATCCAGCATCATTCTTTTTAATTTTAAACTGTGTGAAACCATTTGCTTCTAGAACAAGTTTTAAAATACCAACACCTTCGATGGTTCTAAATTGAGTATAAATAAGATGGAGACCTTTATATTCAGGATCCCTGATATTTTCTAATACAGCTAAAAATTTAGGACTTAATGTTTCTAGTCCTTTAGGTGATAGAAAATTAGCAGCATTTTCTCTTAAAAAGGTCAAACTATCTTTAATTCTTTGATCATATGATTCGTCTTGGTCTTTCTTAATTTCGGATTCTAATAGTTCAATATCCTCTGCGCCATATAGTCCATCTGTATTATTAATCTTATCTCTCACAGCAACAGCATCCAATATGTCTTCATCCATAGATTCTGTTATACCGCCTAATCCCTTATCTGAATTAGGGAATGGTCTAGGATTTTCAATTGGAAATACAAAATTGCAAAATGCTCTGGAAAAAATACGGTATGTGGATACAGAATCTTTATAAATGTCATCATTTGCTGCAGGTTTTTTTTGTTTTTTACTTGATTTTTCTAGTTTTCTCTCTTCTATTCTTGCCTGTTCGTATATACCAAATTGATAATCACTCATAGGAAGTTTAATTACTTTAAAGTCAGTATCCTTATTAAAATCAGGCATGAGTTGTTCTTGGGCACTTTTAAAATAAGAGGTTAATCCGAGAATTCGTCGTTTGAATAGTCCGTCATTTTTGATTTGTTTTGTTGTAGAATCAATGAAAAAATTTTGAAAAGAATCGATATTATCAGGTAAAGCCTTGAAATTTTCTACTTGAATATTGGAAGCACTTACTTCAATATCATTTTGCTTTAGAATAGCTGAAATGAGTCTGACGAAATCGTCATCAGATAAATTACCTTTACTTTTAACCTTGAAATTTGTAACACCTTTGTAGGTGCCATCTTTATTGATATTAATAAATCCGAATGGATTTCTAGTGACCGTAAGTATTTTAGAAGAAGGTTTATAATCCATGAAATCCAATATTTGAAAATCCTTGAATATATTAATCATTTCGTCCTTGTTAATTTTTTTAGTTGATTTTATATTTATAGGGAAAGACCAGGTCTTAATATATCCTCGTAATATATTGAATAATATAGCAATTTCATTTGGATAATTGATAATTGGTGTACCTGTAAGCAATACAATTTTACAATTTTCAGCATTCATTAAATATTCATACATTCTCATAGAAAGAGATTCAGGACGTTTAATCTTGTTTACAATTCTACTGATGAGATTATGTGCCTCATCAACAATGACAACTTTATTATCAAATGGATTTATGGTATAATCTCTCGTCAAATCTTTTAAATGACTATTTCTAAGACCATTATAGTTAATAAATCTATATTTATTTGTAATCATTTCATTAATTTGTAAGTCTAGACTTGTTTTTTGTTCTGCTGTTAATTCTCCAAAATTGGATAGTTTCTTAACATTAACTAACCAAGCACCTCCGTGTTTTCGAATATAATCTTTTGATAAGCTTAAAACACCAGATAAAGTATTGATAATATTCTCAATTGGTGCTTTTTTATCACCGATAGAAATAAATTCCCAATATTGATTTGTCTTGTATATTAAATCGCCACAAGATTTCAATTCTTGTAAATAATTCATTCTAAGTGATGCAGGTGTCATTACAATAATTTGTTTATCAGTTTTCATACCCTCGGCAATAGCAATAGAACTACATGTTTTACCACTACCTAATCCGTGATATAATAATAATCCACGATATGGTGTATATAAATTTAAATAATCTCTTACTACTTTTTGATGTGTTAATAATGAAAAGGCGGCATCCTTTGGTCTATCACAAGATATAGTTGATTGTAATGATTCAAAATCATCTTTGAATGGTTTAAAAAGTTTGTTTATAAAATTAACAAAGACTTCTCTATTGTTCATGTAGTAAGAGTTTGCTCTATACAATACCTTTTTATCCTTCTCAGGTAATCTTGTAATAAGTTTAGTATCGCCCATTAATTGTTCCATATCAATATCATCACTAATAATGGTCATATCTGGTTTAATTGTTTTTCTTTTTACAGATTCTTTTGTCCCTATTGATTCTTTTAATTCTTTTTCCCCATCAGAAACCAATTTTAATTTTTTTGGGATTTTTTTCGCTTTTTTAGTAGGTGTGGTAATAGGTATTGGTGCTCTTTCTTTAGGAGTTTTTAAAGAAACATATGTATTAAGTTTTGAAATAAATGTATCCCGATCAATCAATTTATCCTTTGTTTTATCAACAATTTTGGTTTGAATAGCGACTGGTTCATCTTGTATAGGTTGAGCTATTTTAACCATAATTTGTTCTATCTTTTTTGGATTTGGTTTAACTCTTAATTTTTCTAAAATACTCGTAGACATCTATATTAAATAAATACATAAAAAAAGAATAGATTACTTATTATTCGAGCATTTTTAATGTTTGTTCGCAAGCCATTTGTTCCGCCTTTCGTTTAATTTTATGAGTTCCTTTACCCAAAAATACAAATATTTTTTGTTTTTCATCTATAATATCTTGGATTTTTTTGAAAGATCCAAGTTGTTTGTAATTGATGGCATTTTTTTTATCAACTTGGTGAATTTTTTGTCCTAAACACAGATAAACGCCCATTTCATACCCAGTATCATCATTGTGATTAATTTCAATGTAATGTGGAGTATCCTTGAACTCTTTTTGAATCTTTACTTGTAAAATATTTTTATAATTATCGTCATCTTGAATTAGTTTTACCCAATCCACATGCTTTTCAAAAACACCTTCTACAAAGATTTGCGCCATCTGAAAACCAGGACCTGTTACGAAAACATTTTTAAACCATCCTTCATCATCACTTACTTCAATCTTATTAAAATCTAAAAATAAAGCACCTATAAATGATTCAAATAAACATCCTAATTTTTTTAGATTCGTTCTTGTTTTCTTTTCCTCGGCGTGTTTTGAAATAATATAAAATTTATGTAATCCCATTTCTAATGCTAGTTTTCCAATAGCCTCATTCTTAACTAGAGCAATTTTTTTCTCGGTCATATAACCTTCGTTTTCTTTAGGAAAACGTCTATATAGATAATATTTTGTAATTAGTTCTAAAACACCATCGCCAAGATATTCAAGTCGTTCATTAGATTTTGTATGTAATGGAAGACAGTCTATAGGTTGTTCTGTAATAGTGATTTTTTCTTGAAGATTATAAAGATTAGGACGTTTAGTATAAGATTTATGAATAAATGCTCGTTTATAAAGATTCATGTTAGATATTTTTGCAGAAATACCATACATCGATAGAATAGATTGAACTTGGTTCAATGTAATCTCAACATTGTTTGAGTTATATGGATTAAAAACTAATCCTTCGTCTGATTTTACAATATCATCGTCATTCGATATTTTAAACTCTGACATTATATATTATATATTATTTTTAGTATTTATGTATATTTAGAAAATATACAATAAGCTTTTAAAAAAAATATTTGCTGATTATATAAATGCCAGTCGGATATATGCAAGGTAGCAAAAAAGCTAGAAGTACTCCTTCTATTGCGAACAACACTAAAATTTTTGGAATTATGGGTGGTTTAGCCCCTCGTGTTGGATTAAGTGATCCGGCCGTATACAGACATCAACAAATTAAGGGTGGAAGCGGTCTCCCTCAATTAAACGGAAAAACACCTGAACAACAACAATATTATATGAAAGTAAACAGATTACTTTCAGTCAATCCCCTCTCATCTGGTGGTGTTGGTAAAAGAATGCTTATGATGCGTTAAATAACAAATAACATATAACATATAATATATTATCTAATTGTATACTATATTATGCCTCAACGAAATGGATATAAAAGTCATCGCGGACGATCAGCTGTCGCAAGAAGAACTGAATTTGGTGGTGCTAGTGGCACAAATGGAATTATGCCCGCTGTATATGTAATGACAACAACCGGTGAAAGAGTTAGAAGTAGTTATTTTGGTGGACCTAAAAAGGGAGGTGCTGCCCCATCAGCTACTGGTTTTATGAGAGCCAATTCTACATCACAATCTAATCAACCTTCTGCACCAGCTTTAAGAAAGAATTATTTATTTAACTTTAGACAAAATTATGGCAAAGGTTATTCTGGTGCTGGTGGTCCTATGCTTTAAATAAATAAATATAAAATAAGCAATTAAACATAATTAATGTAGTATAATTAATAATCATGTTTATAAAAATAGATTATCGTGAAACAGACTTATTAACAACAATGAGTCTATTATTTAGAGAACATAGTCATACTATTAAATTAGAGAACTTAGCATTAGGGGATATTATTCTATATGACGAAGCAGAGAATGAAAAGATTATTTTCGAGAGAAAATCTCTCTACGATTTAGCATCAAGTATAAAAGATGGACGTTATTCGGAACAATCGTATCGTTTAAACAATTATGATTGTCATAACCATAATATTGTTTACATTATAGAGGGAGATCTAGAAAAATATAATGCTCAAAAGGGAAGAATGGACAAGAAAACATTATATTCAGCTTTAATTACATTAAATTACTTTAAAGGGTTTTCAGTAATAAGAACAAAAAATGTAAATGAAACATGTGAATTAATAATTAATTATGCCGATAAATTAGGAAAAGAGCCAAAAAAGGCAAGTTTTTATGATGAAAATCGAGTGGAAAAGGAAGTAAATTATTGTGAAGTAATTAAAAAAGAAAAGAAGAATAATATTACAGAAGAAAATATCGGAGAAATAATGTTAAGTACTATTCCAAGTGTCAGTAATAAGAGTGCAATTGCTATTATGAAAAAATGTATTAGAATAAAGACTTTAATTGTCGAACTAGAAAATAATGATAAATATTTAGATGATGTTAAATTAGTATCCGCTAATGGACAAGAACGAAAAATTAGTAAAAGTTGCATTGAAAATGTGAAAAAATTTCTATTAGCTTAATATATAATATAATGAATATCGAAAATATATACACATATTTAGGGTATGCAATCATATTAGCGTTGGTATATTTGATATGTAAGACATTAATTCAAAAAAGAGAAAACAATGTAGAAAGATTTATGGGAATGTTCGAAGATACTGACAAAACAAAAGGAGAAACAGACGATTCCAATGATCCTCATGTAAAAAGAATAGAGCAGAATGTAAAGGATATTGTAGATGAAACAAATAAAACAATTGAAACAATGAATTTAGTAAAATATAGATCGCATTGGGAGAATTTAATTGTAGCAATGGAAGATAGAATAAGCTCTGTTTCTTTACAATCATTGTCCATTTTAGCAGAAATGTTAAAGAAAGATCCAAATGATGGTAAGTTAGGAACAGTTATAGACAGATTAAATAGTTTACATAAATTCAGGGAAACATTAAAGGATAATATGACATATCTTGATGGATTAAAATAAATAATTATATTGAATATTTATCAATTTAATTATTTAAGGAGCAGCTTTGATGTCAACATCACCACCGTTATAGTAACCCGCGTCAATCGCTCCTTCGGTATAAGCACTGCCTCCCCAATTAACATCCATTGGATTTGTGCTTTTTTTACCTTTGCCTTCTTGTTCATGAAACATTTTGTCTAAAGGAGTGTACTCACCTTCGTATAAATTTGATGGATCATAACCAGGGTATGAGTTTTGATTGTATGGATCATCATCACGACTGGCATCGATTAATTTAGTTTGAGGAGGCGTTTGAAGAGATAAAGGTAATGCTTGATCGTCAGAACCATATGTTAGTACAGGAGGTAAACCACCTTGTGAATCAGTTGGACTGGGTCTAAATTTATAAACAGCTTTTCCTTGTGCGTCATAAGAATGTTGTAAAAACAATACAGGACAACTGATATTTTGGCTTCTTTGCCAATCAACAAACTCAGTATATTCTTCTAAATTATTAAACTTTACAGGATTAATACCTGGTATTTTAGCCATTTTAGAGTTATGTAAATAAATTTCTTTACCCTTTTGAATTAAAATATTGGGACAAGCACTTTGACTATTATCAAAGCCTTCAATAACCTGTTCGGATGTATAATTAACAGAGAAATATAAACCTAATATAAAAACAATAGCAATGAGAATAAGTTTTAACATATATATTAAATTAGGATAAATAAATTTTCAAATATCTATCTTCGTTAAAATTATAATATGGTAAAATTATATATGAAAATTTTATACGTAAATGGGGCAAATGCGAAGAAATTTGATAAACAAGTTGATAATAATATTACATTTGCAAAATATTTTAGTCCTTCTTGTCCTGCGTGTATAGGTATGAAAGATGAATGGGATGGTATGTGTAAAGATATAGATCAAAAATATAATACAGACTTGATATTGGCTGAAATTGATCCAGATGGTATGGAGGGTTTAGAAAATACTCACACGTATAACGATGTAGATTATGTTCCACATATTGTAATATTAGAAAAGGGGAAAAAGATAAAAGAGTATAATGGTCCTAAAACTAAGGATAAGATGATTGAATTTTTATTACAGAATGGATACTTACAGAATAAGATGTCTGGAGGTTCTAAGAAATCTAAGAAATCTAAGAAATCTAAGAAATCTAAGAAATCTAAGAAATCTAAGAAATCTAAGAAATCTAAGAAATCTAAGAAATCTAAGAAATCTAAGAAATCTAAGAAAGGGCGAACATATAGAAAACGGATTAGACATGGTGCTGGATCTGAACAAGAAGTAGGTTCGTCTAGATTTCAAAAAGACTTTAGCTTTGAAACAAATAAGAATTGGTTAAAACCATTTTTAGTAGCATTAATACAACACTATCAATCGAATACAAATATAACATGGGATGATGCTAGATTATTTGCAATTCATAGAGTAGATTTAGTATTTAGACCAACTGTAACAGATTCATTATTTACTACAAAGGATGAAGAATATAATTATATTGATAAATGGAATGTTTGTCCGAATATAACGTCAAGTAGTTCCGATTGTAGATTAAGTAAAGGGTTTGGAAATAAATGGGTGCCTAATGTAAGAAAATTTGATCCAAAATATAGAGAACCAACCCGCAAAAATAAAAGTACGTTAAAACTTGCTGAAGAGAGCTATACATTTTTAAAATACTATCAAAAAATTAAAGAACTCATCGATACACCTTCAAGTGATTACACTAGATTTAATAGAGATAGTGAAGTTGAATCTGAAGATTTTATGATAAAATTAAGAACAAATACAGATTTACAAGTAAATCCATTAAAGACAATATTAGATACATATGGATATACACCGCCAATATCGCTTGATGATGTACAAAATACAATGTCTGAAACAAAAGATTTAATGAAACAAACTCATCTAGATATTGAAAACAGATTAAGAGAAGATTCCCAAGGGAGAAATACACGAGGAGGAAGAAAAACCATTCGCAAAAAATGTAAATCTAACCGCGGTATAACAAGAAAATATAATTAAGTATAATTAAGTATAATAAACAATTTACACCATTGGTAATTCACTTCGTTGTGATTGAATAATTTTTTATATGATAAATAGTAATACAAATACTTTATTTATTAATGCTTATAATTAAAAATTGATAAATAATTAAACATAAATATATATTACATATAATTAATAAATACTAGTAATGGAACAATCTTTTCGCCTATTAGATTTCAATATCTATGATGATGTGATGGAAAAAGAAACGTCGAGTGGTAGTGAAAGTGGTGAATATGATATTCGTCGTGATATGAAACGATTTACTATCCAAATGTACGGAATTAATGAAAAAGGCGAAACATTCTCATTGTTCGTCAGGGATTATAAACCATTCTTTTATATCAAAGTAGATGATAGTTGGGGGATGGAAAAAAAAATTGAATTCCTGAGTCATATAAAAAGTAAAATTGGCAAATATTACGAGTCTTCTATATGTGAATGTAAACTGATAAAACGAAAAAAATTATACGGATTTGATGGAGGTAAAGAACATCGATTTATCCTATTGAAATTTAATAATACATCGTGTATGAATAAAGTGAAGAATTTATACTATAAGTACGGTGATAATGGAAGAAGGCTTATGGATAATGGCTATACTTTTAATGAAACGAATACATATTTGTACGAAGCAAATATTCCACCCCTTTTAAGATATTTTCATATTAAAGATATCAGTCCTTCTGGATGGATTAGTATTCCTTTAAAGAAGGCAATTAAAACTATGACAAAGAAAACTACTTGTAAATATGAATATGAAATTGAAAATAAATTTATCGTTTCCCTGAATAATAAAGAAACAATCGTTCCTTATAAAATATGTAGTTTTGATATTGAAGCAAGTAGTAGTCATGGCGATTTTCCCATTCCAAAGAAATCATACAAGAAATTAGCGAATAGTATTATGGAGGAATCTGATGCCATTGATCATGATATTACAAAAAGTGAAATAACCAAGGTAATTAACACTGCATTTGGATTCGACAATATGGTTAATATTGATAAGGTATTTCCAAAATCAAAACCATCAATGTCGACATTAAATAAATTATTGACAACATTCTTTACAATTGATGTTCAAACTGTTAAAAGTAGTGATGAGGATGAAAATACAATTGAAAGAATGTTCGAGCAAATGAATACTAATATGGATGATGGTGACGATGACGACTATCATGATAGTAAGAATCGTAAAAAAACAAATATAAATAGGGATAATATTATTGATATGATAAATGATAGTACTATTAAACGTGAAGACAAGGTAGATAAAATCACAGATATATTTAAAACTGTAGGATTTCCTGAATTGGAAGGCGATAAAGTAACATTTATTGGATCCACCTTTTTGCGATATGGTGAAGAAAAACCATATCTGAATAATTGTGTAGTATTAGATACTTGTAGTGATGTTAAAGAAATTGAAAATAGTGAAATAGAATCATATAAAACAGAACGGGAACTTTTACTTGCGTGGAGAAATCTAATATTGAAAGAAGACCCAGATATTATTATTGGATATAACATATTTGGTTTTGATTATCAGTTTATTCATATTCGTTCGCGTGAAAATAATTGTGAAGAGGAATTTCTAAAATTATCTAGAAATATTAATGAGATATGTGGTGAAAAAGACAAGGAAACAGGAAACATCAAAATTGAAGAAAGTAAGATTGTGATTGCGAGTGGTGAACACGAGTTGCGGTTTATTAAAATGAATGGTAGATTACAAGTGGACTTATATAATTATTTCCGTAGAGACTATAATTTGACATCATACAAACTGGATCATGTGTCGGGATATTTCATTGGTGATGATGTTAAAAAAGTAGAACCTGGTGACAAATCGACAAAAATATATAGTAAAAATCTGACTGGATTGGAAAATGGAAGTTATATTAATTTTGAAGAAACGAGTCATTCTAGCGATTATTATAAAGACGGTCAAAAATCAAAGGTATTCAATGTGAATAAAGTAGATGGGACTTTTGAAATCGAGGGTGTCGAGAGTCCAGATATGACCAAACAAGTCAAATGGGGTCTAGCCAAGGACGATGTAACTCCTCAAGACATTTTCCGAATGACAAATGAAGGTCCAAACGAGCGTGCAATTATTGCGAAATATTGTATTCAGGATTGTAACTTGGTTCATCATTTGATGAATAAAATCGATGTAATGACGGGTTATATCGAGATGTCTAAGATTTGTAGTGTTCCTATTAATTTCCTAGTAATGCGCGGTCAAGGCATCAAACTAACAAGTTATATTGCAAAGAAATGTCGTGAGAAGAAGACATTAATGCCTGTTTTGGAAAAACCCATGTTTGATGATGGTTATGAAGGAGCAATTGTATTGGATCCAAAATGTGATTTATATCTAGACAATCCTGTCGCGTGTGTAGATTATAGTTCTCTATATCCGTCATCTATGATTAGTGAGAATTTATCTCACGATAGTAAGGTATGGACAAGGGAATATAATTTGAAAGGGGATCAGATTAATGAGACTGGTGAAAAGGATTTAAGTGGAAATTTCATATACGATAATTTACCTAACTATGAATATGTAGATGTCACATATGATAGTTTTAAATGGATTAAAAAGTCTAGTGGTAAATCAGAAAAGGTTCATTGTGGAACGAAAACGTGTAGATTCGCACAATTTCCGGAAGGTCGTGGTATTATGCCGTCTATTCTAGAGGAACTACTTGCATCCAGAAAAGCAACTAGAAAAATGATTCCTCAACAAACCGATGAATTTATGAAAAATATTTTAGACAAGAGACAGCTTAGTTATAAATTAACTGCGAATTCATTGTATGGTCAATGTGGTGCGAAAACAAGCACATTTTATGAAAAGGATGTTGCCGCATCTTGTACGGCAATTGGTCGCAAATTATTGACATATGGAAAACGTGTAATTGAAGAAACATATGGTGATTTAATTATAGATACGAAAAATTATGGTAAGGTTCATTCAAACGCGGAATATGTGTATGGCGATACGGACTCAGTGTTCTTTACATTCAATCTGAAGACTCTAGATGGAGAAGATATTCGAGGTAAAAAGGCGCTAGAAATTACAATTGACTTGGCGCAAGAAGCAGGTGAATTAGCGACGAAGTTTTTAAAGAAACCACACGATTTAGAATATGAAAAGACGTTCATGCCATTCTGTCTCCTCTCGAAAAAGCGCTATGTTGGTATGCTATATGAAAAGGACCCGAATAAATGTAAACGAAATAGTATGGGTATTGTATTGAAGCGTCGCGATAATGCTCCAATTGTCAAGGATGTTTATGGTGGGATTATTGATATTCTAATGAAGGAGAAGGATATTCAAAAAGCAGTAGAGTTTCTACAGAGCTGTCTTCAAGATATTATTGAGGAAAAATATCCAATGGATAAATTAATCATTACAAAATCGTTGAGGTCTAATTATAAGAATCCCAAACAAATTGCTCACAAAGTATTGGCTGATAGAATGGGTAAACGAGATTCTGGTAATAAACCAAGTAGTGGTGACAGAATACCATTTGTATATATTGAATCGAAAAAGAAGAATGCGTTACAAGGTGATAAAATAGAGCATCCAGAGTATATTATTAAAAACAATATTCGTCCAAATTATTCATTCTACATTACAAATCAGATTATGAAACCAGTTCAACAAGTGTTTGCATTAGTATTAGAGGATATGGATTCATTTAAAAGAAAAAAGAAAAACTTTCAAATGAAGATAGATACATTAAAGCAGACAATTTCCGATCCAGAAAAATTGAATAATAAAATATCGGATATGCGAAATAAAGAGGTAAAATTATTGTTGTTTGATAAATATTTACGAATAACCGATAATCAGAAAAATAATATGAAAAGTATCACAACATTCTTTACATAATAATAACATTAACACCCTACACAAAATTATTAATACATTGAATCATTTTCCGATGTATTTTTTTTATTTATATTAGATAAATTGTACAATTGTGTCAATTTATATAATTTGTAAATATACATGTTGAAATATTTATTATACTGTATGTCCAGATACTAATGTATTTGTATCCGTATCAACGAACGGAGTTGCCATTTTGGTTTCACTTACATTATAATTAAACGTGATTTCATCATTTATATTTATTTCTTTTTCTGCTACTACACATCCATTTTCTATTCTACAAGAAGGTTTGAATGAATGATTGATATAAATACCTAATTTATCTTCGATATGTTTATTTGGTCCAATTTCGATTGAGGTTCGTGTTGGTGTACAAGATATTTCTCCACTTAATGTATATACTACAGAGTCTATGTTATATAGAGCCGTTGAATACATACCACTGTAATTATTTAAAGTTCTTTGTTCCATTATAAGTTATATATAAAATATAGGTTTATATTCTTATTAATTAATATCTTAATTACTGTATTTAATTCCTAAGTATATTCACCATAACCCATGTTCCGATTGTTGTCCACATTGTATAAAAAATGTTTCCTGATTCAAAAATCACCCATCTAAATCCAACACAATGAGGAGTCATCGAGAGAAATGGTGAAACAATCATTCCATATAATGACGATGGTACACAATAATATATGTAAAACTGTGAACAGATATAATGTAAAAAAATCCATCCAAGATAGAACAAAAATAGTGGTTTAATATTATTAATAAATAGACATAAATTATTTTTAAAGGTAATTAATCTGTTATTATTTTGGAAACGAGTAAGCATAAATAATGTAAGCTAATCACTTTAAATATATTTTATTATATTTTATACCCAACGATCATTGTTGTAATTATTATTATCATTATTATTATCATTGTTGTAATTATTATTATCATTGTTGTTAGTATCATTATTAGTATCATTGTTATTAGTATCATTATTAGTATTTATAGATGTGCTATTTTCACGAAAAATATCTCCCAATGATGAGGTTGTTGTTGAAAGAGTAAATATATTATCTGGTGTTTGAATTATGTATTCAATATTTACATCGAGATTATCTAATTGATTGAAAGATAGATCACTATTCATTAAATGAGTACCCAATGATTCAGATATTTGATTAGTAAACGTGTTTAAAAATCCTTCTATATCTGAATTAGTTGGAATAGTTGGAATAGTTGGAATAGTTGTAGGAGTTGGAATAGTTGGAATAGTTGTAGGAGTTGGAATAGTTGGAATAGTTGTAGGAGAGTCATCATTTACATAATCAGCTACAGTATGATCAATGTCCTCGTCGTTATGAGATGTAGTTGAAATATTATATTCTCTAATATCATACCTACATAGAGGACATATAGTACTTCGTGTGAACCAATTCATTAAAGATTCATTCATGAAACAGTGACCACAATATGTAATACGTCTAATATCATGGTCTTCTTCAAAAGCAAATTGTGTGATAGGACAAATAGTATTTTCTAATTCACGTGAATAATTTATAATTTCTGTAGCATTTATAATTTGTTGGTCAGTAGGTCTTATAACAACTGGTGACAGATTGTCTGTATTTATATTATTAAACATTGGAAATGAAAATGCTGTTCCAGCTCCAACTGTGCGAGCATATGTGGTATGGTCATTTGATACACTAGTTCTGGCATTATTTGTCCTATTATAAATTCTAGATCTATTATATTCTTCAATATTAGGGATAATATACATATTGCTTATATTAAGCAAACTATCACTGGTGTTAATGGGTACACGAGTATTAGTTGGTACACGAGTATTAGTTGGTACAGGAGTATTAGTTGGTACAGGAGTATTAGTTGGTACACGAGTATTAGTTGGTACACGAGTATTAGTGAATGTACGAGTATTAGTTGGTACACGAGTATTAGTGGATGTACGAGTATTAGTTGGTACGCGAGTATTAGTGAATGTACGAGTATTAGTTGGTACACGAGTATTAGCGGATACACGAGTATTAGCGGATACACGAGTATTAGTGGGTACAGTAGGAATATTAGAAAACAATATATTATATAAAGAGTCATTTAAATGATCAGGATCAGGATCAGGATCTGGTAAATTATCGTGTTGTATATTTGTCCGGTTGTCATATTCATTAATAATAGGTTCGCTGTGACTATTACGTGTAAGTTCTCTAATACCTTGTTCTATTTGTTGAATAGTCTCTATAGTTTGGTCATAATTGCGCATGGTGTTGTGTAATAATAGAGTATAAATATCCAACAATCTATTTTGAATACTAATATTAGATTGTTCAGCCATTATATATTATAATAAGAATTTATTTAAATATTTATTATATTAGTTTAAATATTACATTACATTACATTATATAATTATTATTATGAGCCAATACGAAAACAAAGGATTAACTGGATTAGCAAATCTAGGGAACACGTGTTTTATAAATTCTTGTATGCAAGTTCTAAGTCATACATATGAATTAAATGATTTTTTAGATAAAGATGATGGAAATTATAAAAACAAATTATCAGCGTATCATGATAAACAATATATAATAGATTCGAAATTATTAGTAGAGTGGGATAAATTAAGAAAGTTGATGTGGGAGGAAAATAGGATAATATCACCTGGTGGGTTTTTTAAAGCAATACAATATGTAGCAAAAAAGAAAGATCGTGACATTTTTACAGGATATGCTCAAAATGATCTACCAGAGTTTTTATTGTTTATAATCGATACATTTCATAATGGAATGAGACGGGAAGTAGATATGGTAATAAAAGGTGACATTAAAAATAAAACAGATAAAATGGCGATAAAATGTTTTGAAATGATGCAAAATATGTATAGTAAAGAGTATTCAGAATTTTTAGATATATTTTATGGAATTCATGTGTCAATAATAGAAAATACGAAAAAGGTATTAAGTGTAAAACCAGAGCCGTATTTTATTATTGATATTCCAATTAATATGGATAAACCAACATGCAGTATATTAGACTGTTTCGATAAATATTGTAGTGAGGAAACAATGGAAGGTGATAATGGGTGGCTAAATGAGGAGACAAATGATCGAGAGACAGTAACAAAAAAAATAAGGTTCTGGAGTTTACCTAAGATACTGGTATTAGATTTGAAAAGATTTACATACGATGGGAAAAAAATTAAAAGACCAGTTGATTTAGAGTTGGATGATTTAGATTTAAGTAGATATGTATCTGGATATGATAAATTATCATATAAATATGAACTATATGGTGTATGTAATCATAGTGGCGGAACAATGGGTGGTCATTACACAGCAACTATAAAAGTTAAAAGTGGCGACTGGTATTTATTTAATGATACAAATGTTTCAAAAATAAATTTTGATGGATTAAAAAATACATCAGGATATTGTCTCTTCTATAGAAAAAAAATAAAGAATTAATATATATAATATAATGAATTTATCATATGACTCTATATTAGGAATACCAACAATTCAGTTAGATGGAATTAATAATAATAATAATAATAATAATAATACATCTAATTCGGGATTGAATTTAGGCATGTCATCCGTATTGTTCTTAGCATTGATAATATTAATGTTTATTGTATTATTTTCTAGTTTAGGAAAAAACGGTGAAACTATTGGTGATGGTGAAACTGGTGGCGATGGTTCTACAAAATTATTAACAATAATAATGGGTGGTGTATTGATTGTGGTAGTAGTATTAAATGGATTACAATATTTTTACAATATAAATTTAACAGCTCGTTTAGATAATATATTTACAGATACACCTTCAATAGATTTAATTGTTAAACAAGAGAATTCGGGTCTATCAGAAATCGCACCTGTTCCTGAAATAAAATTAAAGGAACAAGTATTCCATGTTCCGGGAAATAAATATACTTATGATGATGCTGGTGCTATGTGTAAAGCATATGGTAGTCGTTTAGCAACATACAGTGAAGTAGAGAATTCATATAAAAATGGTGCTGAATGGTGTAGTTATGGTTGGTCTGATAGACAATTAGCATTATTTCCTACACAAAAAGATACATGGAATTATTTACAAAATGTAGAAGGACATGAAAATGATTGTGGGCGCGCAGGTATAAATGGTGGATATATAGCAAATCCTAATGTTAGATTTGGTGTAAATTGTTATGGTTATAAACCAAAGATTACACAGGAAGAGAAAAATATTATGGATACTGCTCCACTTTATCCTAGAACATTAAAGGATATTAAAGAAGAAAAGTTAGTGGATTATTGGAGGCGAAAGATTCCTGAAATATTAGTATCACCGTTCAATAAAAATGTTTGGAGTTTATTATAAAAAATTGATGTCTTTTTAACTAATTATTATTATTATTATTAGTTAAAAAGTAAAATGGAAGTTCGTAGTTTAAATAGCATGGCTTATAATAAATTAGTGGATAATATTGGATTATATAGTTTTCAAATAAAAATAGGAAACACGTATTATTTTATAGAAGAGGATGGAACATTTACATATTTAGAAGAATGTGTAATATGTGAATGTGGTTCTAGTATATGTTGGCATGATGGTCCTTCTTGGTGGGAAAATATTAAGTTCAAAAACACCAGTGATAAACGATATGAAATAAATCGTGGTGGTAGCAGCGGTGGTGGTGGACGATTACCAATCATAGAAATCATAGAAAAATAATTATAGTTAAAAAATAGTATTAATATATTATGAAGGTATTGTGATGATTATGTATAGGATGATTATGTATAGGATGATTATTATCTTATTTTTTCTTTCTTGTGACCTTTCTTTTATTTTCTCTCTTTCGTCTAGTTTTAATAGAATGTTTTGGTTGACTGCTAGGATCAAGTAATGATAATAAATTATTATATATTGATTCTTCTATAGGTTCGGGTTTATTTTCATATTTAATTAAATGATTTTTTTGGAATTGTTTTTGTGTGTAGAATAATCCGGCGGGAACTGCTAGATCTTTCAATGCAGATAAAATATTTGCTCCACCTTTTTGATTTTCATTTGATGAACCACCATACATAGTATCTTTTAATAAATCAGAGTGTATTGTGAATCCGGCTCCAGTTAAATCTCCATTTTTATTATTAATAAATACAAAATCCTTATCAAAATCTAAATCTAACATGTCACTCATATACATATTGTGAACATAAATTAATTATTATAAAACCGCTTAATATCTGGAACATACTTAACATCTCTTTGTTGTTTAATATATTCCATAATTTGTGTAACCTTTTCTTCGTTATTGATAATATCTCTCAAACATGTTTCTAAAAAACCTAAAGTTAAGGGAGCTGTTTGTTTATTTTGGGCGAATTTAAGTCGACCGTCAGAAATTTTAATAGTAGATGATGAGAGATTATTATCATCAACAAATTCTAATATACCGTCAGATAAGTCGTTTCTCTGATTTCTAATTTCTTTGGTCTTTTCAATTAAAGTTTTGAGTTGGGAATCTAATTGAACCCATTGTTTTATATTTTCTTGGAAACCTTCCATTATATAATTTGGATTTATATATCTAAATATTTTTAAACATATATAAATCTATTTTTAACGTCGTATTCTTTTATAAGAAAACTTTTTCCACGTTTAATTCTATTGTTAGTTCTATTTTGATCAGCTAAGAAGAGTAAATGGTACAATGGCTTGTTTAACTAAACCAAACCAAACATACCATCTCATTTACCTCCAGCTTTTCTAGAGCGTCTAGAACGCTTAGCAGAAGCAGAAGCAGAACGCTTAGCAGAACGCTTAGCAGAAGCAGAACGCTTAGCAGAACGCTTAGCAAAACGAGAACGCTTAGCAAAACGAGAACGCTTAGCAAAACGAGAACGCTTAGCAGAAGCAGAACGATATTTTCTTCCACCAGACATAGGAGAAGGCCATCCTCTGGCACTTACCTGACACCCAACATATTGAGAACCGTCTGTATAAGAACACCCAGAAGGTGCGTCAGAATTTGTATTTTGAATTGATGAACTCATTATATACTAAATAAATATTTTTTATTTATTTATTTATTTAGTATATAATAAAATTTGCATTTATTATTTAACGTCTAAATTTTCTAGATTTTCTAAATTTTCTAGATTTTCCCATATATTTCTTACTCTTGCGTCTCTGAGTTCTTTTTTGTAAAGAGTAAAGTCCAAAAGGGACTAAAGCTTCGCGAATGATATGTGCAAAACCCATACCACCCTTTAATCCACATGAACCAGCCTTTTTAGAACGTCTTCTTCTGACACTCTTTCGCTTCTTACCACCAGTCAATGAATCAGATACTGAGCCAGGTACAGATGAAGACTGTTGTTGTATAAACGGGTTTACAGATCTTAGATTACTTCCAGTCATAATATATTATTGGTTTAGATTATTATTTGATATTAAATGTTTTTAAATGTTTTTAAATGTTTTTAAATTATTACGCAAAAGTAAATAGAATATGCCTAAAATTAATAAAAAACTAATTATGACAAAAATTAACGATAAATAAATATATGGATAAATTTCTTGAACTATCAAACTAACTAAAGGTTTAAATAATTCTTTCACTTCTTTTTTAATATCATCCCTTGCTAATATATTTAGGAATTGTTCAATTAATCGATCCTTCATAAAATATTATGTTAAAATAATTATGGATATTTAGCGTGTTATAATTAAATATAAAAAATCTTATTTTTTGTATAATGGAGCAAGAAATACATTTTACGAATAAAGATTTTGATTTCTCTGATATTACTATTTCACAACCGGTAGCAGTACAAGGTGGAGCTTATTTTACAAAAATAAGGTATAATAACAATCCACTATATATTCAAACTCTTAAATGTTTAACAAAGCAAGGACTAAATGACACAAATAAAAAAGCATATTTAGATTTAATGTATACTAATGAAGATGATGAAATAATAGAATGGTTTGAGACATTAGAGAGCAAATTGATAGAATTGATTTATTCAAAGAGAGAAATATGGTTTCAAACTGAAATGGATAGAAGTGATATTGAAAATAATTTTAATCCAATTACTCGAGCATTTAGAGGTGGTAAATTTCATTTAGTAAGAGTAAATATACCAAAAAATAAAACTATTAATTCAAAGTATTTTTGTAGTATGTATGATGAAAATGAAACAGTGATTCCAATTCAAGAACTTAATCATTCACATCATATTATACCAATATTAGAGATACAAGGAATTAAATTCTCAGCTAGAAGCTTTCAAGTGGAAGTAGTTGGAAAACAACTGATGTTATTAAATAACAAGCCAATTTTCAATTCTTGTTTAATAAAAAAAAATAATGTAAAAAAGATAAAAGATTTAGTAGAAGTCAATTCGATAGCTAATAACTCTATTAATGGTGCTATAGAATCTTTAGAAGAAGTTGATGAAAATGAAAATGAAAATGAAAATGTTATAATTCAAGAGAATATTATTGATCCAAAATTAAAACAGGATATACAGTCATATACTGAATCAGAAGACATTGTAAATGAAACACATGTAGAACACGACAATATAATTAATGAATTATTAGACAAAGATAATGATGATAATGATAATGATGATGATGATGATGATGATGATGATGATAATGATGATAATATTCCAAATAAGATACATATCAATGAATCAAATTATTTAGAAGAAGTGTCAGATAATATTACAATAAATAATTTGACAAAAAATACAATTAAACTAAAAAAACCAAACGAAGTGTATTATGAAATATATAAAATAACAAAAGAAAAAGCAAAGCAACATAAAAAAGCAGCCATAGCTCATTATTTAGAAGCAAAAAAAATTAAGAATAGCTATCTTTTAGAAGATATAGATCATAGTGATAATTCGTCTGATGAAGAATTATATAGCGAGACTGATAAAATAAAAGAGGAGATAAATGATGCAGTAGAGGAGTTGTAATAATTTAGAAGAAGTTTTATAATTGAATTTGTTTTAATTGGATAAAAATATTTTATCCTTTATTTTATATAAGATGTCTGACTTTATGAAATCACTCAAGAAGCTTAAAATAGAGCACGTTGTACTTTTTGTTGTTGGAGCTTTATTTTTATGGTTCCTTATTAATTCTTACAATACCTCAAAAAATTCTGATTCTGAACAAATGAGCTCTAGAAGAACACAAGACATGTACAGTAATTCTGTAAATCAACAGGGTGGTGTTCAACCATCCCAACCTTTAGGTCAGAATGAAACATATGCTTCTGCTACTGGTATGTCTACTTCTAATCAAGGATTACCTCCTTCATGTTCCAAAGAGCGTGTAGCCGATCCTTCTGAACTTTTACCCAAGGACACCAATAGTGAATGGGCTCAACTTAACCCAACTGGTTCTGGTGATTTAGAAAATGTAAATCTACTTCGCTCTGGATACCATATGGGTATTGATACAGTAGGAAACTCTTTAAGAAATGCCAATTTACAACTTCGTTCTGAACCTGCCAATCCTCAAGTAAATATTGGTCCTTGGAATAATACTACCATATCTCCAGACACCATGAGAGTTCCTCTTGAAATTGGACAAGGTAGTCAATAAATATAAAATTTATAGATTAAATAAATTAATATAATTTATATTATAATAATTTATTATAGAAGATGAAGTTAAAAATGAATATGTTTGGATTAATATTACTGTTATTTATTATTTTAGCTGGATTAAAAATATATTATGAATCGGATGTATTTAATTTAAGATGTATTGTATCTGGAGTTGATGGTAAGAAATATTGTGTAAGAGAGCGACGAAATATAGTAAAGGCATCAAATCTTTTAGCAACTACAATTGATAAAATGCAAAAATTAGTTGAAAATATGGGGGAAAAATATCCTAAGCGCGATAATGTAAACAGACTGGTTACAAATTTCAATCCAACTACTATTAAAGAAACATTACCTACAAGTGAATATACAGCATATAGCGAAAACAAAGGAGAGAAATTGGCTTTTTGTTTGAATAAAAAAAAAGGAGATAATGACAATTTAATTGACCAAAATACATTAACATTTGTTGCTATTCATGAATTAGCTCATATAATGAGTGCTACTGTAGGTCATAATGATGAATTTTGGAATAATTTCAAATTTTTATTAGATAATGCTGTTGAAATGGGTGTTTATAACCCAATTGACTATAAAAAAGATCCCGAAGGATATTGCGGAATGGATATAACTGATAATCCGTATTATGATTTGTAATAAGCACGATAATATATAAAATAATATTTAGATTTTATATATAAATGGGTGAAGTTATTAAAATATATCAACAAAAAGGTATTGGAGTTATTGATAAAATAACTGTATTTTTTGGCGATACATATGATGATACTATCAATAAATTATTTTTAGATGAACCAGAAAATGAAATTTTTAAAGATGTATTTAGTAAATCTGAATTAGCAATTATAACCGAACAAAAAGTAGAAGTTGTATTTACTAATCAGAGAATTTATTTAGATGATTCAATTGAAACCATAAAAAAGAAAATAATAAATGAATATACTGATGAATTTTCTTTTGATGAAATATATTTATATACAAAACACATTCAATCACTTAATAATACGACCATTTATGAAAGTTTAACTCAAAAAGGAAAAATGATCATAACACAAGATATATTATTACAATTTTTATCAAATATAAAGGATTTTGATATTAAAACTTTACCAATTAAAGAAACGTATGATTTTAAAGATATTATTGCTTTAAACTTAATATCTAACACACAAATTACAGATGTTCCATTGGGTCAGTATATTATTACATCTGATAATTTATATAGTTATGTCATAAATCCATATAGAGTTATTAATTATAGTCGTATTTTACAAGCACACGCAGAATCAATTATAACTACATCAAATAAAGAATTATTATTATCGTATGGATTCATCTTTGAAAATTCAATTTTTTTATGTAAAGCGAATGATGTATTACAAAATGCTATAGACATTGGACTATCTGAAAAAACAACTGTACAAATATATTATCCATTCTTAAATGAAAAAAATATTTATGATAAAACAACTTTATCTAATAGCCATATAGACTTGATAGAATCCAATACACAATTATTAAATTCCAATTTCAATAAACATGTTAATAATATAAATCTATTTCATGATATTTATAATACTAGAAAACAAGACCTAAAATATATTGAACATGGTATTCGCACTATTGACTTTATGATGTCTCAAGATTATGAGTTCACTATTCCATTAGATACTATATTTAAATTAATCCATGCCAATAAGAAAATTCCTTTTATTAAATTTAATCCTTCAATTAAGAAGGAAAATATTTATAGACTATATTGTGATAAAACCTCCAAGAATGGAAAAAAAATTCCGTATTTATCTAAAACAAAAGTATTGAAATTGGTAAAAAGCATGACCATGTCAAAACGTGTTAATTGTTATATAGAACATATACATGACGGGAATATAATTCCTATTGTACTTGGATTTGATTCAGGTGCCAATATTTATGTATCTATTGAATTTAAGGAAACAAAATCCATACCAGCAATTGAAAATATTTTAAAGGATTCTATCAATCCAACTATTGAAATTATTCAAAAATACTTGATTACCAGTGGTTACATTATGAATCTATTTTCTAATTTATATGAAAAAAATGTAGATATTATTGGGATTACATATAATGCATATATATCAATTGAAAAAAATATAAATATTGATAAATTATTGGGATGTGTATCAAGTGTATTCAATGTTGTTATTGGAGATTTAAAAAAAGGAATTGTTATGAGATACAAACGAGTATCAAATTTTAATGAAATGGATAGTGTAGATGCATTTATGGTTGAATTATTAAATACAGGAAATACCGATGAAAATATAGTAAAATCAATTATGGATAATTTCCAAATGAATGAAATAAATGCTCAATTAAAATTAGCTGAATTGAGTAACAATGTACAAGTAATACAAAATCTAGGAAGTAGACGAAAATTAAAAATTAAAAATAACCCTGGATTTTTAACAAAAATAACTCAAGACCAATATAAACAAAATATTATGATTGAAATGGAAAATATCAACAGTATTTTTTATATGAATGTAATTCCTATTTATATAGATTCTATTATTCGTATTACACAAGATCCAGAAAGTAGCAACATAGATCTGTCTACTATTGATTCTTTATGTAAAACTAAACATATAGACAATATGACATACAAAGAGGAAATTATAGCTGACTCTGAGAAACCAATTACACAAAATATACCTGTTGCATTTGTAGCTGAAGATTTGATATTTGGAGACGAGGTTGAAAAAATACCAGAAAAAGACAAATCAGTGAATGTAATGGATTTTTTGTTTGATGATGATGATGATGATGATTCAGACGAAGACTCCGATGAAGGTATTGATATTGATATTGATATTGAAGATGGTTTTGTGGGTGGTATTAATTCAGATGAAGGATTAGATGTTAATTTAGATAGTGATGAAGAAGATGGTGATTTAGATGGTGATTTAGATGGTGATTTAGATGGTGATTTAGATGGTGATTTAGATAGTGATGAAGGATTAGACGTTGATTTAGATGGTGATGAAGGATTAGACGTTGATTTAGATAGTGATGAAGGATTAGACGTTGATTTAGAGTCAAAGGAAGCAATAGTACCAAAGGAAGCAATAGTACCAAAGGAAGCAATAGTACCAAAGGAAGCAATAGTACCAAAGGAAGCAATAGTACCACCAAAGGCCAGTAAAAAAATATCAAAGAAGCCAAAATTATCAATTCAAATAGAAGAAAAAATAGAAAATGATATTACTGGAATGAAAATAGCCGACCCAAATCCATTTTTTAGATCATTACGGGATAAAGACCCTACATTATTTTTGACAGAATCTGATGATAAATATAGCGCATATTCCCGATTATGTCCTTGGAATAAAAGAAGACAACCTGTAATATTAACGGATAAAGAAAAGGAAAAAATTGATAAGGAACATCCTGGATCATATGATCAAGCAGTAAAATATGGTTCTAATCCTGATAAAAAGTTCTGGTATATATGTCCTAGATATTGGGACTTAAAAAATAATGTAAGTTTAACAAAGAAAGAAGCAGAAAGTGGAAAATATGGTGGAATAATTCCACAAAAAATAAATGGAAAACCTGTGAAAACGGTTCCTGTTGGAAAAAATATTTGGGAATTTACAGATCCAAAAGATCATATTGATAAAGATGGAAAATATATACCACATAGTCCAGGATTCTTAAAAAAAAATGCTCATCCAGATGGAATGTGTGTTCCTTGTTGTTTTAAAACATGGGATAGTAAATCTCAACAAAGTAGGCGAAATGAATGTAATCAAGATGATAAGAAAGAAAGCAAACTTATTTCAAAAATCGGATCAAAACAGGAATTAGACGAATATATAATGGGACCTGATAAATTTCCATTACAAGAAGGTCGTTTTGGATATTTACCAATACAAATTCAAAGGTTTTTAATGATTGATAATAAAGTGTGTCAAATAAGTTCTACAAATACAAATTTAATAAAGAATAAACCATGTTATTTAAGAAAAGGAGTAGATTCGTCTAAAAATATATCATTTTTAGGTTGTATAGCCGACGTATATTCAGAAATAAATACTGACAAGATAATATCAGTTGAATTACTAGTACAAGATAAATTATTACAAATATTGATTATAGATAATTTTATAAAATATCAAAATGGAAATTTAATAGCCGAATTTCAATCGAAAAATGTAGATGATATAGATATTGAATTGGTGAAGGATTCGAAAATATACGAGATATTACATAAATCAAATATAAATCAACTTAAAAAAATAATAAGTGCTCATAATAATTTTAAATTATTCTTACAATCAGAATCATCACATGTTGATTATAAATATTTATGGGACTTAATATGTGACAAAAATAAGTTATTATTTCCAGAAGGTGTTAATCTAATAATATTAGAAATACCACAAGATGATATAACATCTAATGTAAATATAATATGTCCCACTAATTTTTACTCAAATAGTAAATTTGATATAAATAAAAATACTATTATATTAATAAAAAAATATGAATATTTTGAACCGGTTTATATTGTAACAGACCAAACAAAAATTCCAACAATGACTAGTTTTGCAACAATAAAGATGTATACACCTGAATTATTTGAAAAATTACCAAATCTCAAATCACTAAGTAAAACAGTTCAAGATATATATGGATCCATGTGTAAACCACTACCAAGTATTTTAAATACTGCAAACAAATATAATTTTAACAAAATTAAATTCACACAAAATAAGACATTAAGTGTCATATTAGACATATTAGCTGAATATAAAATAGATGTCATAAAAACAGTTATAAATTATGATAATAAAGTAACTGGTTTAATTATTAGCAGTGATGATGTTGTTGGATTTATACCTTGTTTTCCATCTGGAATATTAACAGATTATGAAATGATACTGATGGATGATATATCTGAATATTTAATGCCATTTGATAAAACCATAGAATTTCTCCAAAACATATCTGACAAAACAGGTAAAGAAATATTATGTCTTCCTTATGTGAAAATTATAGAAGATGAATTAATTATTGGAATATTAACACAAACAAATCAACTTATAGAATTAACAGAACCTGAACAAAATACAGATATATCATTAAAATATACAATTACCGATAATAACTATTACAAAATAGATAAGGAGACACAAAATACTAACAAATATGATAAAAATAGATTGGAATATATAAAGAAAATAAAAATAGAGACCAAATTGTTTAATTCATTTAGAAATAAATTAAAAATGTTATTGAGTAAATTTGATAATAAAAATATCCGGGATGAAATCGAAAATATATCCAACTCAAAATACCTAATATATCATTTACAATTAGAGAAGCTAATACGATTAATAAAAAATTTAATGAAGGATGAAATTAAATTTGTGAATATATCCAAAAATGATTTAACCATGATTGAGAAGGCGTTAGACAAACAAGAGTTGTTACTAATACCAAAGAATAATTTAATGAATGATTTAAACAATGAAGAATTATATTATAGTAAAATATCCGATGAATTGATTAGATACAATCGCATTAAAAATTTTATGTTTGAACCAAAAATGTTTTTAAATTTCAATAATCTCAAATATGATTTGAATAATACTGAAATAATTTTACTTCAATCATTATTAACCAATGATTATTTTGACGACTTAATACCAGTTGTTGAAAGCAAGTATGTGTCATTTAATAGTTATGATAATTCTCAACCAAATATCACACAAAAATACGATAATGAATATAATGGACTTGATGGTACTGGTCATAAATTACAACAAAAAACTAAACAACTAACTAAACAACTAACATTATATAGTGAAATTGAAAGTGAAAGTGAAAGTGACAGTAGAAAATTCAAGATTTACTCAAATTGTTCAACCAAAACAAAGAGTATTTTTTCACAATTAAAATTAAAATTTTCCGGTGGATTTAATGAAATTGATTATTCAGACGAAAATTATAAATGTAGTTTCGATGTATTATTAACAATTGTAAGTAATTCAACACCAGATACTATTTCTGTTGGTATATTAAAAAATAGTCTGATAGATGAATATAATAAGTTATATGAATCATATTCTAATGAAATTGTACATATTATAGATATATATGGAAAGCCAGGTGAATCTCAATTAATATCCAATAATACATTGTCTATAGAAGGTTTAATTATGAATGTAGAATACAATTTGAATATAATAGATATTCTCATAATATGTAATAAATATAAAATACCTGTTACATTATTAGCTCCTAGAAAATTTAAAGAGAATGATAAAGAGTTTATCTCATTAAATGTAAATAAATCTACATATATTATTAGAACACCAGGTTTTGATAAATATAAACCAAAACCATCAAAATATAAACTGCTATTAAAAAATGATAATGCTCTAATAGATTTATTGTCGATTTCAAATAAGCTGGTAATAAATAATATTATTGATGCAAATGTACAATTAATAGATATTATAAAATCATTTACTAGAGAAACTCTAGTTAAACCAGTTGTAACAAAAAAGAAAGTAAATAGTAAAGCTCATAAGAAACTTGTATTAAATTGAATATATAAAATAATTACTGTGAAAATAATTATTTTATTATAAATTGTTTATATGTCATTGTTGTTAATCACTGCCATCTATACTGCCATCTATACTGTCATCTATACTGCCATCTATACTGTCATCTATACTGCCATCTACTATATCATCATTATAATAATATTGTATATGGTCAATCATTTCATTTTCAATTAAAGTATCATCATCAGCAACATCATCATGATCATCATCAGCAACAACATCACCAACATCACCAACATCACCAACATCACCAACATCACCAACATCACCAACATCATCATCATCATCATCATCATCAGCAACAACATCAGCAACAACATCAGCAACAACATCAGCAACAACATCATGATCATCATCATCATCATCATCATCATTAATTAAATTATCATTAATTAAAATATTATTTACGATTGTATCATATCCTTTTTCTTTAATAACCTCATTATGAAATTTATTTAATTTAAATTTCTTTATAAAAATAAATAGATTATCAACAAGTGTATTTATATTATAATTAGATATAGATATAGGCTTATTAGGTTTTCTGTACATTGGAAACACAGAATATTCATTATTTCTTTCTGGTATAAAATCTATAATAAATGCTTTATGTTCTATAAAAATTACATCTGTTTTTGGTATATTATTACAAAAAAATATACAATTGGGTTCATTGTAATATAAAAGACTAATATAATATAATTTAATAATATTACGGAACATAATTTTTCTACCAAATATAGGCTGTTCATTTTTAAATAACTTAAGCCGTTTATGTAATTTAATTTTATTATTGATGCGAATATCCGATTCGTATGAATATTTTGATGATAAATACATTTTAAGATAATCTTCAAATATATGAATTAATTTTTTGTTAGGATATAATTTATCTACATATATTCCATTGGAATTATCTGTAGAATGATTGTATGAATATAACATATTTCGTATATAATGAAGTTTTTTATCATCATCTAGATTTTTACAATTATTTATAATGAACTTTTTTATAATAAGTTGATTATTATCTAAAAAATGTTTTATACAAAAATTGCTTTGAAAAAAGCGGTAAAATAATATTGGCATGGGGATATTGTCTATTTTTTTAATAAAAAAATATATATTATATAAATTATTGTTAGTAAATACAGTATTATCCCAAGGATTTTTTATATTAACTGGTTCAGGGAAAAATTTATATTCATAAGATAATGATGTATTGATAATTTTGATTAAATCAAATATAGAAAATAGGTATTTTACATTATTATTAATTAAAGAAATTTTATATTTGGCATCCATTAAATCCAAAGTATTAAATTGTAAGTCAATATTATTATCTAAATATTTTTTTACTTTAAAGTGAACAATACTTTTAAACCTTAATAGAGCTAGATATTTTCTTTGAATATTATTAAATACTTCTATAAATGACTGTCTATTTTTAATATTCATATTTGGTGTAAATATAAAATTTTTAAATATAAAATATTTATATTTTGTAAAATCAGAATTCGTTATATTATTTATAGATAAAGAATATGTATTAAAATTGGATAAAAACAAAAAAATAGTAGATGATTCTTCTTTCTTTATTTTGGATAAAATATCTGTAAATATGTTCATAACCTTTGTGCTATAATAACTATTATTATAGTGTTTATATTAATATTTATATGAATATTATATGAATATTATATGAATATTATTTTTGATTTTGATGATTTAGAATTCAATATCATAATCTGTATCGTCCTTGCCCATATCGGATGATTTGATATTGATTGCGTTATTTTCAAGTGATAGATTTGTAACATGACAATTGTCTACTTTCTTTCCAGACTGATCAAATAGTGAATCTATAATTTCTTCGTCCTCTTGTTCATCATCAACATCGACTGCGTCATGCTGCATCATACTATTAACATCTGCTAAGACATGGAATGACGCTGTTCCAAAGAAACCGTGTTGACCACACATTACATTAGCTGATACACCTCGCATCTGGTCTAGTTCTGCGTGTCTAGCTGCCTTTAAAAACATCTCTGGTGTTTCCTCAAAAGAGGCTTTGGCAATAGGTCCAATATCATCATTATTAATACCATGTCTAAAGATAGAGATCATCTTAGATCTATAACACATTCTGTCACACAACATACTTAAGTGATGATAATTAATATATGTTCCATCAAATTCAATCACTTCAGTAAGTTCATTAAATATAGCATTTCTAGCAGCTTCAATACCGAATGTGCGATAAATTTCTTGAATATCATTACTTACAGTTCTATTAACATCAATATAATCTAGGGCTAGTACCTCAAGTAGATTGGATCCAACTGTATCAAGAACCCAAGACTCCTGTTTACTATATTTTCCATGGTCCTTAACAACATTATCTGTTACTTTACGAAGAATAACCTTGGAAATATTTTTAACACCACTTAATACGATATTGTTAAGTAAGTTGTCTTGGAAATTCTTGAGTAGGTAAATTTCATCAGATTGATCTAGAGGATTCGACTTGGAATTCTTCTTCTTATTTGAAAGGACATTGGCTAGTCTTAGTCTGAATACCAGTTTATCAGAATTATAATCAGAATATACACAATGAACCTCTTCGTCATATGCGTTACTAATAGCAAAGTTAATATCATCCATAGTAACACGTTTATCTAACATAACCTCCTTATCTAATTCCATACGAATAATCCACTTAGATTTTTCTTTTGTATCGCCCCCATCATGCCCAATACAATCATCAACAATATTTTCAAATTCGTAATATTGTGAAATGGTGTCAACATCTGTTTCAATAAGTGTATTTAAATCGTCAGGATCAAAACAAATTTCTACAACATTTACAATTTCTAGTAATTTAGTATGTTCAATTTGAGGGATAAAATTCTGTACAGCTTCTCTTGAACTATCTTGACCCTTAGGTAGGAATATAGTAACAGATGGATTCTTAGGATTATCTGATAGAGATAGGATTTCCTCGATTCTAGGAACACCACGAGTTACATTAGACTTAGACGCTACACCGGCAAAATGGAAAGTGTTTAGGGTCATCTGTGTAGTTGGTTCGCCAATACTCTGGGCCGCAATCATTCCAACCATCTCACCAGGCGCTATAATAGCATTTTTATAAATAGTGGTGATCATTTCAAGAAGAGTGATGAGTGTTTTACGATTAAATCGTTTAACCATAAGGAGGTCTTTTGGTGATAGATAGTAATAGTACATTACTTTGAATAAGGGTGTGGGTTTGACATAGTAAAGCATTTCTAATTTTTGGTAATTAGCTTCAATAAGATTAAATGCTTCAAGAGGTGTAATATCAACCATAGAATTTTTATTAATACTTTGTAATCCTTGAACATTATTTATAATAGACTGAAATGCAACTGGAATATGAACCATTTTACCATCAGTATTCTTGAAAATATGTTTGACGATACTTTCACGCATTTCTGTCATAAACTTGATATATTCGTGTGTTTTTTTATTCAACTCTGATTCTTGTTTCTTCATTCTTCCAGTAGCACCCTTGGTATAAGGAATCATAAATACAGTTGATGTATCATTATCATTTGGCATATTATAGTGAGCATAAATTTCTTCTAGACTCATAGCAACTAATGGTAATACTTGGTTTTCAACACGGACTGTATCAATACCATCGTCACCATAACTAAATTGAATGATTCTCTGCTTATTATTTCTAACAGTCATGTCATATTCAACCTTCAAGTCCTCTAGACCTTTGATAAGTCTTCGCTGAATATAACCTGTTTGCGATGTTTTTACAGCAGTATCAATTAAACCAACACGACCACCCATAGCATGGAAGAATAGTTCCTCGGGTGAGAGTCCAGAAATGAAGGAACCCTCAACGAAACCTCTAGCACTTGGGGAATCATCGTATTTGGTAAAATGAGGCAATGTTCTATTTTCAAAACCATATGGAATACGTTTGCCATCAACAGTTTGTTGACCTAAGCAGGAAATCATCTGTGATATATTAATATCACTACCTTTTGATCCAGCATTAACCATAGTAACAAATCTATTGGTCTTTGCTAAACTATTACGACCAATTTTACCAGCTTCGGCAGTAGCAGTATTTAAAATACTAGTGACTTGCGTTTCAAATTCTTCAACATTACTTTTGCCAGTTTTATTTTCAAAAATACCAAGATGTGTTTGGTCAATTAAATTTTTTACTTCCTTTTTCTTAGCAGTAATAGTATTAATAATTTTTTCATTTGTTTCTTTATTTGCAATCAAATCACTAATACCTACACTATAAGCACACGTTTTCATATATTCGGTTACAACATTCTGAAGATTATCAACGAAATCAGCAGATGCCATGTTTCCAAAATAATTACAAACTCTTTGTAAAAGACCTTTTCCACCAGATCCTAATACACCCTTGTCCATTTGGCCTCTAACATATTTTCCAGCAACAATTTCTAGAACATTATTAGATGTAGAATATTCCTCATCCTCTCCAAATCGATTCGTTTTATACTTCATTGTCATTGGTGGAAATATTTGTGTTAGAATATCAAAACTGGTGATTTCCTTATTTTTGAGATTAGATGTATTGATTTTATTAAAGTTCATAAGTAGATTCATTGCTTGTAGTTGATTAAATTTAATATCTCGTCTTGTGAATTGATATGCACCTAAGAGCGAATCTTGAAAAACACCAACAATAGAAGCATTGTTTGCTGGACTAATCATTTGATATGGCACAGCCGCCAAATTTTTCAATTCTGCTTCAGATTCCTCATCCTGTGGCATATGTAAATTCATTTCATCTCCATCAAAATCAGCATTATAAGGCTTAGTATCAGCAACATTCATGCGGAAAGTATCACCGACATACATAATAACCGCAATATGACACATCATACTCATTCTATGAAGTGTAGGCTGTCTATTGAAAAGAACACCATCTCCATCCATCATATGACGATGAACAATGTCTCCGTATTGTAGGTCAATATTTTCACGATCAGCATATCTCAACGTAATTTGTTCACCATTTTTCTTCTCTAGGATTTTGGCACCAGGATATTCATCAGGTCCGTTTCTAACTAATCCGGTAAGAAACTTTTTGTTGTTTGAATTTACAGTAACTGGTTTTGTGATATTTTTAGCGACCTTAAGTGGAATACCTAATTCGCGAATAGATAATTTTGGATCGGGTGTAATGACAGATCTAGCAGAGTAATCTACACGTTTGCCCATTAAATTTCCTCTTACACGACCACCCTTTCCATTTAATCGTTCTTTAATAGATTTAAGAGGTCTTCCTGATCTTTGTGCTACAGAAGCTACGCCAGGGATTTTATTATCTACCTGTGTAGCCACATAATACTGTAGAACAGTATGCCAATCATCAATAATAGTTGTATTCGCATCATCTTGAATTTTTGCTTGTAGTGTTTTATTCGCTTTAATTATATTTACCAAAATATGACTAATATCGTCCTCACTTCTCTGTTGTCCATCCATCTTAATAGATGGTCTAACTGCTGGAGGAGGAACAGCCAATACTTGACAGATCATCCAATCTGGTCTAGAAAATACTGGACTGAATCCCATAAAATTTACATCGTCGTCTGATATTCTGCGAAATATTTTTAATACAATTTCAGGGGTTAATTTCATATTTAATTTATCTTTTTCATCTTCAGTTAAACCAGCAATATTATCCCATTCGGCAAATAGTGTAGCAAGTCCTTCTTTCTTGATCTTCTTGGGTTGTAAACAACCACAACCATCCTCACTATCTTCTCCACAACGAGTAACATTACTGGCTAATTTAAATACATAATTCCATCTTTCTTCGCCAGACATTTTTAATGCTTGTTTATAATTATCTTTACTGATCTTAAGCTTACTGCATTTAATACAAACACATCTTAAAATTTTCATAACCGTATTTAGATATTGAATATAGAATACAGGTCGTGCTAATTCTATATGTCCGAAATATCCAGGAGTCTCCATATAATCAAGTCCATCAGTCGGACAAATTAATCCGGGTTCAAGCACACCCATTCTAGGATCAAATAGTCCACCAATAACAGGTTTATTATTAATATAAGTATCTCTAGAAGTGATTTCAGCAACGGAACCTTTACGAATTTCATCTGGACTCAAAATACTAAACTGAATACCTATAATTTTTACACTTTTCTTTTTGGGAATAGTTTCTTTGGATTTATTTGTCATGCTTCCTTATAATATTATATTATATTTAACTGATTTTAATAAATCAATTTTATCCGTTATTCTTTAACATTTATTATTTATTCTTTTATTAAATAAAAAATTGAACTATTATTTAAATATAAATTAATTCTATATATCAAATACAATGACCAAATTTAAGGACAGTAAAAACACCACTAAATCCTCTAAAAAAATACTTAGAACTACTAAAAATGATAAGAAATTAAAAAAAGTTGAAGAATCTGACAGTAGTAGCGATGACAATAGCACTCATAGTGACAGTGAGGAAGAGCAAATGGATATGCGTGAATATAGAAAATTTGTCAATAAAATATTTCCATCTAAATATATGAATAAAAGGGTTAAGGATGAAGCATCAGAAGATGATAGTGAAGATGATGAAGAAGAACAAGAAGAAGACATTCCAGTTAAAAAATCTTCTAAAAAGAAAAATATTAAATCTTCCAAAAAAAAGATTTCTAAAAAAAAGAAAAAAAATATTGTTGAATCTGAATCTGAATCTGAGGATGAAGAAGAAACTGAAGATGAAGATGATTTTATTGTTGAGACTAAAGGTAAGAAAGGTTTCAATATTATTTTCACAATTGGTGATCCTATGCTTGGTGAAGATAGTGATTATGATGAAGAGGAGGATAGTGATTATGATGAGGATTATGATGAGGATTATGATGATGAGGATTATGATGAAGAGGATGATGAGGAGGAGGAGGATGAATATGAGGAGGAGGATGATGAGGAGGACGATGAGGAGGAGGACGATGAGGAGGAGGATGAGGATAAACCTAAAAAAAAAAAAAAATCATTTGAATCTCTAGAAAAACAATTAGAAACAATCGAAATAATTAGAAATACATTTAATACAATTCTGGAAAAGGATGAAACAAATAAAATTGCAATTGATGGTCTCAAGGAACTTAAAACTAGAGAGAAAACTGCTAGAAAAAATCACGAAAAAAGGCTTAAGGGTCAAAAAGGCAAAAATACAACAAAGTTTAAGAATCTAATCAATCGGAAAAATCTTATAAACGATTATAAATTCTTTAAGGATAAACTTAGTATTGATGAACAGAAAAAGATTATTCATGAGGTGGAAGAAATCAATAAGGTAAATATTGTTCAAAAACCGTATCGTATATCTCTTCTAGAGTCTGATATTCCAGTTCATCTTAAAACAATTGCTCTAAACAAACTCGCATCACTTCGTCATATGGATCCTGGAAATGGTGAATATTATAAAGTTAAGAATTGGGTGGATACTTTTATGCAAATTCCATTCAATACATATAAATCACTACCTATTTCTATCGATAATGGAATTGAGCAATGTCATGATTATATGTCAAAGTCCAAGGAAATTCTAGATGCTGCTGTCTATGGAATGAATGATTCCAAGCTACAAATTATGCAAATGGTTGGACAGTGGATCAGTAACCCTAAGGCAATCGGTAATGCCATTGCCATCAAGGGTCCAATGGGTACTGGTAAAACAACACTCGTCAAGGAAGGTATTAGTAAAATTTTAAATCGTGATTTTGCGTTTATTGCTCTAGGAGGCGCAACTGATAGTAGCTTCCTCGAGGGTCATAGTTATACTTATGAGGGAAGTACATGGGGTAAAATTGTTGATATTCTTGTAAAGAGTAAATCAATGAATCCAGTGATCTACTTTGACGAACTAGACAAGATTAGTGATACTCCAAAGGGTGAGGAAATCGTGGGTATTCTTACTCATCTAACAGATACTAGCCAAAACAGTCAATTCCACGACAAGTATTTCTCAGAAATTGATTTTGATCTAAGTAAATGTCTCTTTATCTTTAGTTACAATGATGAATCTAAAGTAAATCCCATTCTTCTTGATAGAATGTATAAAATTCAAACTGCTGGATATGAGAAAAAAGATAAAAGAACTATTTCCAAGGATTATTTAATTCCTACAATTATCAAACAGGTAAACTTTAAAGAAACTGATATTATTATTCCAGATGAGACAATTGATTATATTGTAGAGACATATACACACGAGGAAAAGGGTGTAAGAAATCTAAAGAGATGTTTAGAGATTATTTATACTAAACTCAATCTCTATAGATTGATGAAACCTGGTGAAACTTTGTTCGAAAAGGAAATGACACTAAAGGTTGAATTTCCATTTACCGTAACAAATGATATTATGAAGTCACTTATTAAACATGATGATGACGGTAAGCGAGAGTTATATAATACACTATATGTTTAAAGATTAAATTGTAAATAAAATAATGAGTAATAATGATGAGGAAATAAATACTATTAATATTCATTTTTTATTGGAAATGAAAAATTCAGTTCAACAACAAAACGAATATATTGAATGTATGAGAGAAGAGACCGAACGCTATAATTATATTCATACTCAATGGGGTAGTATAAATAATATTATTAATTGTCGTGATAAAATGAATTTTGATGAATTAAATGAAAGGAAAAAAAATAATGATAAATTAATAACAAAAATCAATAATAAATTAAATGATACTTGTAAGCATGATATAGTAGAGGACTACATTGAAACAGGTGTGGAAAGTGATATGTTGAAAATTCGTTTCTGTAGTAAATGTAATTTAACTATGTAAAATGTGTAAAATGTGTAAAATGTGTAAAATATAATATTATTATTATATTTTAATTTGATTTGATTTGATTTGATTTGATTTGATTTGATTTGATTTGATTTGATTTGATTTGATTTGATTTGATTTGATTTGATTTAATATTCAGCAGGAGCCATAGTACGATTTCCACCTCGTTCATTGATGTAATTCACTTGCTCTTCTGAGATACAAGCACATCCAGAACTGGAAGAATATGTAGATGGGCAACATTCGGGTTTGAATTCGTTCTCAGCAAACATATACAATTGTCCCTCAGGTAAAGGGATGGGTGATCCCTTGTTTTGAGAGTATTTTGAACTGGTATTATCATATCCCATGTTGGCAGCATATTTATTAGCCTTATTAGTCCAGCTATTCACTGTATCTTCACCCATTACATAATCTACAGACGCACCCATAACAGCCATGCCTTCTTGAAGACCAATTCTACTACATGAACATAATAAATGCCCTCCTAAAATTGCTCCTACAATTAAACAAATGATTATAATCTCTAAACGACATTGCATTCCTAAAATTTTCAACTCCATATTATATATATATTTCACATATAAAAATTATATTAAAGCTTTCAATATAGATTTGTTTTCTAAATCTAAAAATTTATCAATACAACTATTATAATCGCAAAATTTTATTCCATTTACAAAAAAGGTTTTTGTATCAGTAATTAAATGATAAACATGATCTTCTTTTATAGTTTCACCATGAATATCAAGTGTATTGATCATTCCTAAATCAGAATCACATATTTGTAAATTTGGTCCTCCTTTTATAAATTGGTTATTTTCTAAATGATAGATTTTAGTATCCATATCAGAACCATTTATTTTAACTATTCCAACAACTCTTTCTCCAAAACGCAATACATCATTTACACATATATCTTTAATATTAATACTATGTCCATCCATTAATTCTATTTGAGTATCTTCGCTAAACCCACCATCTAAATATTCATGAATATGGTTTAAATCGAATTTTTTTGGTAAATATTTATTACATTTGTATTTTATTTCATGTATTTCACAGTTTTCCATTTCATCGTAATCACCAAATATTGTATTATTAATATTTATGATTTTTTTACTAGTATTAATACAATATACGATTTCATATTTTTTCGTTGTTTTTATACTAGTAGGATGATCTTTAACACAAATCCATGTATTATTATATTTTACTTTATGTTTACCAGTACATAATACATTATGTAAATTGTATATATCATCTGAACATGCCATTTCCATAATAGAGGTCACTATGTTATTGTCCTGTAAAATCATTCCTACATCTAAATCCTTCATTGCCATATAATCATTATTGTCTAGTTTTACCATTGTTTCTCCATCAAAGCAACTAGGAATTCCTGGCAGCGGACTAACCATTTGTTTTAATATCATTACCTCAATTATATACACCATAATCCCTGGAATTAATATTATTAAAAATATAATTAATAAAGGAATCGCAAATGGCATACCTAATCCAAACGGAATTACAAATAAAACTACTATAATTGATGCTAAGGCTAATAATAATGATACAATTATTTCTACAACCGCCCCTATAGATGCTCTAAGTGTATCATATATTCCAAATAATGTAAATATACTGGCTGTCATTATTCCTTGTGTTTTATGCATGGTATCTTTCATTTTCATTAGGATCATTTGAATTGGAATTAAAAAATTTAATAGTTTTCCCATAACTTCGGTAGATACTGACAATATAGCTTTTCTAACAATGTTAAATAAACCTCTAATTGCTTGAACCGATTCATTTGCAATATTTAATATATCATCCATAACTTTTACTAAATAATAAAATGGTGCTAAAAATATACCAATAATCTCATCAAGAATAGAATATATACATTGTGAAAAATTATTAGATGTAAATTCAAATGCACTCATTTCTTCTGGATTCGGTGGATTAATTATTCCTGCAAATGGTATTACATTTGGTTTACATCGTTGATTTATCCAATCAGCCTTTATTGGTTGTAAGTTATTTAATACCTGGTAATACGATATTGCTAAAAACAATATTAATATTAATATTATCGAAACCCATAAAGAGCCACCATATTTTTCTAAAAATCCAGTTTTACTATATAATTCATTTATTATGTTAAAAACATTACCATTCATATATAAATTAAATGTATAATAAATAAATCAAATTTGTATTATATTAAATCTTCATTTTTGACATCATTCTAATCATTGATCCAGGTGGTCCAGCCCATGTTGATTCCATTGTCATTACTGTTCCTTGCAATATGAACATCATTGTTGCCATCGTACCTATTACTTTTCCTACCATATCTTTCATCTTGATAATCATAAATTGAAATTGAATCAATATGTTTAAAAATACACCAAAAATACTTTGGACTATAGATGTTATGAAGTTACGAATGACATTAAAAAACCCTCTAATGTCTTGAATTGATTCCATTAATTTACCCATTGTATTTCCTTGAACGTTTGTTAAATATTGTAATGGTTGAAGTAAATAGCCCATATAATCCGTTTGCATGTTTTGAATACAATATGTAAAATTAGACCCAGTGTCGTGTCCAAACATTCCAGCAAAGGGCATTACTGATGGATTACATCTATATTCTGGCCAATTATCTTGTATGTTTTTTATACCTACTGCTAAAATATTGTAAAGATACATTCCAACAAATATCAATATTATTGTTATAGTTAAAGTAATATCACTAGATCTCATATTAATTTATAATGTTATTTTATTTCTTAGATTTTCTTAGATTTTCTTGTTTTTCTATTCTTTCTAGTCTTTCTAGTCTTTCTATTCTTTCTAGTCTTTCTAGTCTTTCTAGACTTTTTCTATTCTTTCTATTCTTTCTAGTCTTTCTAGTCTTTCTATTCTTTCTATTCTTTCTATTCTTTCTATTCTTTCTAGTCTTTCTAGTCTTTCTAGACTTTCTAGACTTTCTAGACTTTTTCATTCTTTTAGATTGTCTTAATCTTCTATTCTTTCTTCTTTTTCCACCACCAACACATCCCCACGTTTGTCCATTTGGAATTAATCCACCACTGCAACTATCACATCCACCTCCAGATTGCGGATTACATTCTGGACCTTGACACGTAGCACGTAAATCAGGCGCCATAGCCGATACATCTCCAAAACATTTATCACATACAGTATTTGCTAATCCTTGTGTACTTGTTGTATTTGATGCTACACTTCCAGCATTAGCAATTGAACCAGGACCTGAAAATTGAGGAACTTGCATAGTACCATTTCCACCCTTACCCTTATATCTTTTTCCGCCAAATTTATTCATAGCATTTTGTGCTGATGCTTTTTGTTGCCCATTTAACATTGCTGATTCTCTAGGAGATGATGCTCCATTTAACAATGGCTGACTTTCTACTGGAGCTACTCCATTTGCTCCTGAATTATTATTTGGGAAAGACATTATAAGATATATTTAGATAAAGTTTAAATATAAAAAAATAATTATTAATAAAGTATAAATGAATGATTTAGAAAGATTGAATTTACAAAAGATGCTTAAAGCAAATGATGCCGAAAACAATACGCATCTTATTAGAGAATTGAAACATAGTACAAAAATTCTGGAAGGAGTTGACGAACTATTAAAGATTAAAAGGGAAAACCCTAGATTAGCTAAATCAAACCCAGAGAAGTTTGACGAATTATGTGTAAGTAAATCTCAATTCTTATTTAATAATTATACGGACATTTTTAACAAGGTAAAGAAGGATGAAGTTGACCTACAAATATTAATAAGACTAATAAATGTGTTACACGCAATTGAAGAAGGACATGTAGACCAACACGAAGGATCGTTTGAGGTTGGAAAGTTATTAAAACAAATATATATTGACAGTGCTTTAAGAAAGGCTGGTAAACTAGATGAAGCTGTTGATGATAATGAAATAAAACAACCTATAGAACAAATTTCGTGGGCTGAATTTAAGTCTAAACAATAATTGTGATTATAAAGAAAAATTGATATTTAATATTATTTATTAAATATTAAATATTAAATATTAAATATCAACAAAAAGGAAAGGAAACAATGACATATACATTGGTGATCGTGGAATCTCCTGCTAAATGTAAAAAGATTGAATCTTATTTAGGTTCCGGTTATAAATGTATTGCTAGTTATGGACATATTCAAGAACTCCCTGGTATTAAAAATATTGATATTGAAAACAATTTTACACCCAAGTTTCAACATATGGCAACAAAAGCACAACAAATTACTAAAATGAGAATCGCAATAAAGGGTGCGACGCAGGTATTATTGGCTGCTGATGATGATCGCGAGGGTGAAGCTATTGCTTGGCATATTTGTCAGGTATTTAATTTACCACTTACAACAAAACGAATTATATTTCACGAAATTACAAAGAGTGCTATTGAACGAGCTGTCCAAAACCCAGGAACATTAAATATGGATATGGTTCATGCTCAACAAGCCAGACAAGTATTGGATTTACTAGTTGGTTATAAAATTAGTCCTATTCTATGGCAACATATCTCAAGAAATTCAAAAACCGGATTATCTGCTGGTAGATGTCAAACACCCGCTCTACGACTGGTGTATGATAATCAACAAGATATTGAAGCATCCCCTGGTAAAAAGGTATATAATACTACTGGGTATTTTACCAAACTGAATATAGGATTTGCACTGAATTATAATTTCGAAATCATTGGATTCAATACGGCAGTCAATACGATGGAAAAATTTTTAGAGGATTCTGTAGAGCATAATCATTTGTATAGTTGTTCTAAACCGAAACAAACAACTAAAAATCCACCTACCCCATTTACTACAAGTTCGTTACAACAAAAAGCATCAAGCGAATTGAATATTTCACCAAAAGAGACAATGTCTATATGTCAAAAGCTATATGAAGCTGGTTATATTACTTATATGAGAACAGACAGCTCTACATATTGTCTTGAATTCATCCAAAAAGCAAGTGATTATATTAAAGATAAATTTGGCGACAAGTATTTACACGATGATGTAAATAGATTAAGTGAGAGAAAAGTGGAAAAAACGAAAAAGGCGAAGAAAAGTAAAAAAGATGATAAGGAAAATAGTGCTCAAGAAGCACACGAGGCTATTCGTCCTACTGATGTAAAAATGGAGAAGGTGGAAGATTCATATTCATCAAAAGAGAAAAAAATGTATTATTTGATTTGGGCAACCACTGTTGAGAGTTGTATGAGTCCAGCATTATATCAATCTATTACTGCGAAGATTTCTGCTCCATCTGAACATGAATATAAGTATAGTACTGAATTAGCAAATTTTCCAGGATGGAAGATCGTTAGAGGATATGACAAGGAAAATCCAGAATATCAATTTCTTCAAACCATTAAAAATAATGTGATTGTCCAGTATAATAAAATTAGTGCAAAGGTAAGTGTGAAGGATTTAAAATCGCATTATACTGAAGCAAAATTGGTCCAGTTACTAGAGGAACGAGGTATTGGAAGACCGTCTACATTTTCAAGTCTTATTGAGAAAATTCAAGAACGAGGATATGTTAAGATTGATAATGTTAATGGGAAAAAAATAAAATGTATTGATTATGAATTAATTAAGGACGAATTAGAAGAAATTGAAGATGAACGAGAATTTGGTAATGAGAAAAAAAAACTGGTTATTCAACCCCTAGGTGTATTAGTGTTGGAATTTATCATCAAGCATTTTGACAAATTATTTGATTATGAATATACAAAAAATATGGAGGAAGCCCTAGATACTATTTCAAAGGGTAATAAGGTGTGGTATACTCTATGTGGAGAATGTTTAACGGACATTGATGAATGTTCAAAGGATTTAAAAATGGTTGATAAAAAAATGATTAAAATTGACGAACAACATGTGTTTATGATTGGAAAATATGGACCGGTTATTAAAAAGGATGTAGGAGGCGTGACTTCGTTTGTGAATTGTAAAAAGGACTTGGATATGACAAAACTAGAAAATGGTGAATATAGTCTAGGTGAATTGGTCGAACAACAAAGTACAAATGCTATTATTGGTAAGTATAACGGACAGGATGTTACATTGAAGAAAGGTAAATTCGGTAATTATATTACATTTGGTGACGAAAAGAAGTCATTAAATGGAATTACAAAGGATATGAGTGAACTTACAATGGAAGATATTATTCCAATTATTGAAAAAAAGATTACATTGAATGCAAATATGATTCGCGTAATAAATAGTGATATTAGCATTAGGAGTGGGAAATTTGGTCATTATATATTCTACAAAACTGAAAAAATGACAAAACCCAAGTTTATCAAATTAAATGCGTTTAAAGGAGATTATAATACCTGCCCTGAAGAAGAAATTGAACGATTTGTTAGTAATAACTAATACAATTTACATTTGATCATTTTAATTTATTTAAAAATATTATAAAATAAATTAATTAATTAATCCATTTTTTTGTTTTCTCTACAGAGAAGCATACAATTTTTGGTATTCAGGTACATTATTCTCTTTAATGATCTTTGTTAGTTCTTGAATTACCTTGTTTTTCTTTTGTCCATCTTTCATTGTGCTTATCTTTGCCATGATGTTCTTAGGATGAAGTGTTT